GTGCGCGCGCCCGCGTAAACCCCCTCGGCGGCCCCGGCCCCGGCCCCCGGCCGTCGCCCTGGCCGTCGCCCTGGCCGGCGGCCCCGGCCCCGGCCCTGGCCGTCGCCCTGGCCGTCGCCCTGGCCGTCGCCCTGGCCGGCGGCCCCGGCCGTCGCCCTGGCCGTCGCCCTGGCCGTCGCCCTGGCCGGCGGCCCCGGCGGCCCGCCCTGGCCGTCGCCCTGGCCGGCGGCCCCGGCCCCGGCCCCGGCCCCTGGAAACGAGAAAAGCCCCCCCGGCCGGAGCCGGGGGGGCGATCGTCTCGCGTCGGGTTGTCGATCGTCCCCGGTTCAACCGGCGGCGGTCGGCTCGGCCAGATGGTCGGCGGCCCATGTAGCCGCGGCGGCCAGAACGGCGGGGTTCTCGACCCGCCATTGCTGGACGTAGGCGAAGTCGCCGATCGTGGCGTCAAGGCCGCTCGTCGGCCGTTTGCCCCCTCGGCCGTCCGACACGAACCGCCGCTCATAGTCCTCCCTGACGTATCGGCGGCCGTCGCTGCCGACCTTCACGGCATAGTCGAACCGCCGGCCGTTCGGGAGGATGGCGCACGCCTTGGCGACGATTCCCGCCTTCCGATCGCCTTCACTCAGTTCGGTGATGGGATGGAATCCGGGCGTCTTTCCCGTGGTGGCCTTGGCGGCGGCGTCGCGTTCGGCCTTGGCCTTGTCGGCGTCGGCGCGGGCGGCGTCGCGTTCGGCGACAAGGGCGTCGCGTTCGGCTCGGAGCCGCTGCAACTCGGCGGCGGCGTCCAGGGGAAGGGCGGGGGCGGTGGTTGCTTTCGGGGGCATCGTCAGTTCTCCATCCGGGGGTTGGTTGTTAGAGCGTCGCCGGCCCGGCCCGGCACCGCTCTACCCCCTATCTCTACACACCCCCCCACGATTTCCCGGCGGCGGCTGCCGCGATTTCCTGGCGGCGGTTGCTTTGTAACGCGGCCGGCGGCCGGCGGTTGCTTCCCTGCTAGGTGCTACTAGCACGGTGCCGGTGCCGGCGGCTTTCGGCTTCCCGGCGGGATGCCAGTAGTAACCGGCGTTTTGACTGTGTTTTGTCTGTGTTACTAGGGGGGTGTGTAGAGACATTCCCCCGGTGGGTCGATCGGTTTCGCCCCGCCATTCCCCCTGGAGTCTCTTGCAATGATTCGTCTTCCCAAGTTCATTCGGTCGATCGTCGGGTGTGCTGACGCAACGTCCTCCCGCTACGCCCTTGGTGGCGTCAACGTCGAGGTCGCTGACGGTGTGGTCAACCTCACGGCAACTGACGGTCGCATCCTGGTCAATGTGTCCTACGGCTCTGAGTCATCGCAGCCGGTCAACACGATCGTCAACGGCAAGGCTCTTGCCAAGGCGTTCGGTGCGGTGTGCAAGGCGAAGTGCGACGAGCGGATGGAGATGTCGCTGGTCAATGCCACCCCGGTGGCGATGGTCTACGGAAAGAAGTCGCCGGTGCCGATGGTCGCCGATGTGGTCGAGGGTCGCTTCCCCCGGTGGCGCGATGTCTTCCCCGATATGACGCCCAAGTTCGCCATCCGGCTCGACTGCGAGTTGCTGGCGAATCTGTGCAAGGTGTTTGTCGAGGCCGGAGCGTCGCGTGCCACGTTTCACTTCACCGATGAACACTCCGCGGTGCGGATCGACGCCAAGGCACCAACGGGCGAAGTGATTCGGGCCGTCGCGATGCCGGTGGCAACGGAGAACGGCGGTTCGATGCCGGCTCCGCTCGGTGGTTTCCAGGTCGATGCGTCGGTGGCGGCGGCCGGTTGATTCCAGGGGGCGACGCTCCCCGGTCGGCAACTTCGCCGGCCGGGGGCGTCGCCGTCTTTCACCAAAGGGGTTTCTGTCATGGGCGAGTATGCAAAGTTCGGTGGTCGCGAGGTCAAGATCGGAACGTGCGAGGATATGTGGTATCTGCGCTACGATCAGCGTTCCAAGGTGTCGCCGCTGCCCGGCAACGTCGATCCGGTTCGCGATGCGGCGGCTCTCCGTTTCCGTTTCCCGTGGCCCGACGAGGATGCCAAGAATCCCGGCGACTTCGAGGACTATGGCCGGGGTATCGGCGTCACGGTTGATTTCCCGTGGATGCGGGAGTCGATCGACCACTACACCGTGCAGTTCATCAACACGGAGTACGGGCTGAACGTGTGTCTGCCCTGCCCCGAGGGTGCCAAGGCGATGGACGGGGTGAAGATTCACCGGAACGGCTACCGGGGAAACGTGGTCATCCGGCAGCAAAGACTCCATGAGGGGCGGCTTGTCATCGTCTGTGAGTGTGGTTCGTGCGGCGCGGCGTTTCGTCTTCCCGATTGGGAGTCTGCGATGCCCGTGTTCATGGCAATCAACGCCAAGGCAGAGTTTCGGTGCGAGGTAGACGATGCGGGGTTCTACCGACAGATCGCCAAGCGTATCGCCGACGGGTACGGGGTGGCGTAGGGGTGTGGAGAGTTGATTTTCCGGGGTGGTGGCGGTGGTCGGCACGGTGCCGGCCCCGCCCTACCCCCTAGCACAAAGGGTTTCTGTCATGGATTCAAAGATTGCTGCGAAGTGGGTTGCCGCGCTGCGGTCGGGTCATTACGTCCAGGCCAAGGGTACGCTCCGCGGCCCGGCGAACGAAGACCCCGGTGCCGTTGGGCATTGCTGTCTCGGTGTGCTGTGCGACTTGCACAAGGAGTTCATCGAGTCCCAGGTCGGTGTCGGCGGCGTTGTCGATTGGTTGCCTAACGCCCACAACGAGCCGGGAGTGACTCGCGTGTGTGCCTACCGGTGCGGGGCGTTCCAGGCCGAGGGGGTTTTGCCGGTGCCGGTGCGCGAGTGGGCCGGGCTGGGGTCGATCAACCCCAGTGCCGGGGGCAACTACCTCACCGAGTTGAACGATGGGTGCCAATCGTTCGACCAGATCGCTTCGTTCATCGAGGCGAACGTCGAGAGGCTCTGAGTCCCAAGGGGCGTGGAGAGTCTGGTTTGCGGGGCGGGTCGGACGTTCCGGCCCGCCCCGGTTCGTTTCTCTAGTGCAAAGGACGGTGGTTCGTGGACGTTTTCAAGTATCTCTCTGACATGGTCGCCTCGATCAAGCGGCTCGGCTCGATCCTGGCGGGAGACGAGGTCGGCGATGGTTGGTCGTGGCAGCGCGTCGCTCTCTACCAGGCGCACGAAATGCGTCACTACGCGGCGGTGCTTGAGCGGATCGCTGCCGGCAAGCACGGTGGCGGTGTGGTCTTCCCGTCGTGGGATGCCGAGGGTGTTGACGGCGTGGATTCCCCGGTGCCGCCCGAGGAAATCGGTGGAGTGCCGAAGTCTGGGTTCATGCCTGAGTGGACGGCGGGCCTGCGTGCCGACTGCGAGCAGCGTGGTGACATCATCATGCGGATGGATGACAGGGTCGCGAACATGAGGGCCAAGGCGTGGGAGTTGCAGCGGTCTTACTCCCAGGCCAAGGCCGCGCTGGCGGCGGCGGCGGTTGCGTTGCGTGAGGGTGCCGACACGCTGGCGAGGTACGGCAACGAGACGGGCAAGCCTATGGTCTGCGTCGCTGTCGAGGCTCGACTGCGGACGGTGGCTGACCTGGCGACGGCGACCATCGAGGGCGCACGCCGGGAGTCATAGGGGTGTGGAGAGATAGGTGGGTGGGAGGGTGGGCCGGATCGACCGGCCTACCCCCCACTGGATACCCGTCCAGTTTCTTTTCGTAAGTGCTTGTCCGCAATCGTGTTGCGTTCAAGTTTTTCTGTCGTTGGTCTTGACGTTCACGCCACCATAACCGGTGGCGTTTCTCTTTTCTAAGGTGCTTTTCGATGATTAAAAAGTTCAGTGATGTCGGCGGTGCGGTGGCGTGTTGGGATTCCTGCCGCTGCCCCCGGCCCGTGGCCGAGGGTGCTTTCGGTGGCGTCGGTCAAATCGACTGTCTGCCCAAGGTCAACCGTCTCGCTGCCATCCATGAGGCGGCCAAGGTGGTGGCGAAGGAGTGCGATCTGTGTGCCGAGGGGATGCCCAATCTCAAATACTTCACGCTCGACCGCTCGTCGCTCGGCGTGGGTGTGTACCAGGAGATTCGCGGCAAGGACGAGAACGAATACCCGTTCGTGTTCTCTGCCGGGGTCAACGCCGAGACGGGTGAGGCGACGATCCTCAAGGCGTCGCACCTGTTCACGGCGTCGCAGTACGCTGCCTCGACGCGGCTCGATGCCGTGTACCAGGGGGCTACCGAGTTCCTGACCGCGAGTGATGTCACGAAGGGGGTCAATCGGTTGCTCGGCAAGTCGCACGCCGTGGGTCTTCGCGACAACGGCAGTGTGTTCTTCATCCCCGGTGAGTTCATCGAGCGGTACAACGCCGTGGCCGATGCTCTCAAGCCGGGCGGCCCGCAACTCCATTGCTGGGTGGTCGATCTGACGGCGAACGAGCGTCTCTTGACGATGGTTCACGACAACATGATCCGCGAAGTCGTGGATCGCATGACCAAACGGCAAGCCGATTGGGCTGAGTTCGTGACGGCGGGCGGCAAGGCCCAAGAGCGTGGGTTGCAGAGTCGCTTCGAGTCGATGCTCGAAGACGCTCGGCAAATCGAGTTCTACGAGAAGTTCCTGGCGACGAACCTCGACGCGATGCGTGAGGCTCTCGAACAGCAGCAGGCGATGATCGGCATGGCGCACCTCGACCTGTGGTCGGCGCAGGACGGTGACGCGGCGATCTAAGGGGGTGTGTAGAGACGGTCTTTCGGGATGGGGGCGAGCGTCGCCCCCTCCCTTCCCGGTTCGATTTCTTTTCGGAGTTTCTTCTCATGGTTTCTTGTGCGAATGCGGCGTTCTTCATCGCCGCCCAGGCTGGAGTTTCTACCGTCGCCCGTGGTGGCGTCGGCGTCGGCAAGAATGCCGTCATCGAGGCGATGATTCGGCACCTTGGCTACGTCTGTCATGTGTTCATCCCGAGTCAGCACGCGCCGGAAGATATCGGCGGCATCCCCGTCCACGATGCGGCGACCGGCCATTGCCGGATGTCGCCGATGGAATGGATGTTCGATCTGAAACTGGCTCTCCGCTGGTTGCATATCGACGAGGTAACGTCTGCCGGCACGCAGATGCGGCCTCCGCTCCTGTCGTGTTTCAACGAGCGGCGCGTCGGTGCGCTGGTCTTCCACGGCACGACGGTGGTGACGGCGGCGTGCAACCCGCCCGATCTGTGTCCTAACGGCTCGGAGTTGGAGCCTGCCCTGGCGAACCGCATGTACCACCATGATTGGGTCTTCCCGGCCAACGAGTGGCGGGCGGGTCTGTCGAACGGCGGAAACTTCCCGCTGCCCACCAACGTGCCGAAGGTGGGTTCGTTCGCTCACTTCCTGCCGAAGTTCGGTGGCATCGTCGCCCGGCTGACACGCAACAAGCCGTCGCTGATGTGTGTCGAGCGGGTGCCGGATGGCGAGTTGGCTTTCCCGTCGCCCCGTTCGTGGTGGAACACCGTCCGCTGCCTCGCCGCTGCGGATTCGGTGGGGATGCTCGAAGATACCCGGTCGCAACTAGTGTGCGGCACCGTGGGTACGGGTGCCGGTGCGGAGTTGCTTGCGATGCTCGACAACCTCGCGATGATCGACGTTCCGGCGTTCCTCGCTGGCACCGAGACGGTCAAGGTCAGTGAGAAGACCATCGACCGGCTCATCGGCCTGCCGTCTGCGATCGTCCAGTATCTCGGCGAGCGGAAGGTCGAGGACGGTGGCGTCGAGGATGACATGGCAACTAAGGCGTGCGAGTTGCTGGTGGAGATGGCCGAGGGCGATCAGCCTGACCTCTCCATCCCGTGCCTCGCCGAAATCAAAACGCTCCTGCCGACCTACAAAATGCCGGCCAAGTTGGCGGCACGGCACGCTCGGATCGTCACTGCTATCTACGGGGGTGCCTGACCATGAAGAAAGCCACAAAGAAACTGTTTAAGGCGAAAGACCTGTGCCGCCGGAAGTTTCCCTACCTCTCGGCGTTGGTCTACGGGATGCCATGCACCCCGTGCGAACAGGTCGAGACGATGGGCGTCGATGCGCAAGGGCGGTGCTACTACTCCGAGAAGTTCGTGGAGGGTCTGCCCGTGGAACAAGTCGCGTATGTCTTGCTCCATGAGACGTTCCATCTTGCTCTGTCCCACCACAAGCGGCGGGCGGTGTGGTGCGATGCCCCCACTGAGCGTGACTTCACGATCTGGAATATCGCCGCCGATATGTGCATCCAGACGGCTCTCGCAAGGGATGCCGGCGATTGGGAGCCTGACTTCATCGTCACCTGGGAGAAGTATCGCAAGGTGCCGGGCATCGTTCATGGTCTGACCACTGAGCGGTACGCTGACCTACTGCGGGCCGGCATCCCCGAGGATGAGACGCCAGGAAATCCCGAGACGGGCGGGTCATGTGCCGACGGCAACCCTCGCCCTGGCGAGCGGCCCGGTGCCGGCTCGGCCAGCATGGAGGGCAAACTCGCGAAGGTCGCCGACGAGATTGCCAAGATCGAGAAGACCAAGCCCGGCTCGACGCCGGGGTGCCTGCGGCGGGCGATCGACCGGCGGCTCGGTCGTGTTCGTGATTGGACGGTGGTGCTGCGGGAGATTGTTTCTCGGTCTGTCGCAAGCCCGATCGGGGAAGACGAGTTCACCTATCGCAAGATGTCCCGCCGGCAATCGCCCGGCGTGGCTCGGCGGCCCGGTGTGATTCGTCTCTCGCCGGAATGCACGATCGTCGTGGATACCTCCGGCTCGATGGAGGATTGTGTCGGCCCGGCTTGTGCTGCGGTTGCTTCCGGTCTGCGGAAGGTGCATCGGCCGCGGGTCGTGTGCTGGGATGCCGACCTCCAATCCGACAAGCGGCTCGTCTCGATGTCGGGATTCTCCTGGGACGGCGGCGGCGGCACCTCGATGGACGATGCGGTTCAGTTTGCTGACAAGCAAAAAACCGATTGCATCGTGGTCATCACTGACGGCGAAACCGATTGGCCGAGTAAGCGAACCCGCGCTCGGCTTGTCATCGCCATCGTTCGCGAGTGTTCCTATCCGACGCCGGCGTGGGCTAGGGTTGTTCAGTGCTGGGAGGGGGTGGGCTATGAAGGATGATCCGCTCCTGACGCTGGTTGTTCTCTGTGCCGTGGCGTATTTCTTTCACCTGTTTCTCAATGGAGGGAATGACTGATGCCGGCTAGGCTCCCGAGACATATCTCGAAGTTCGTGCGGGCCAAGTCGCTCGCCATGTTCCGCGCCGACCTACTGCCGATCATTCGGCAGACGGTCGCGGTTCATGTGCGGCGGCTGGCTCGGATGCAAACCACCGGGACAATCACCGGCCCCCCGCTGCGGTTCGACTACGACGCTCTGCGTGACGGCGTCGAGGCGTTGCTTGAAGTGCCGGCCACCGCCGCCGCTGCCAAGGCGTCGAAGATCGAGCGGCTCGAAGCGGAGTTGAAATCGTGGAAGCGCAACCGCACGGTTGCCCGTCGCAAGGTGGCACAACTCCAGCGGGCGGTGCGCTACCATCGCAAGGCTGAGAAGTCGAAGGGGTGTGGAGAGTAAGGGTTTTGACGGGCCGACGTTCGGCTCGGCTGTTCGATTGTCTTTTTCAATAGGTGTTTCGATGGTTACCGAAACCAAGTTCACATATCGGTGGCGTTTGTTGTGGCGTGATTCGCAGACCGACGAGGATGGCAACTTCTACGGCCATTCGTTCTATCGTGACTTACTGACGGGCAAGGTCAGCATCAAGGATATGAGCGGCGACTTCCCGCACGAAACGGATGACGGCGTTCTCTGGCTCGACACTACCCGCCCGGTGGTGTTCCGCATCGGCGACTCCGGCAAGGGGCGGGCCGACATTCCCGTGGAGTGCGTGACTTCGTCGCCCCGCAAGTCGTGGTGTTCGATGCTCTGGCCCGATGCCGTGCGGGTGGTGCGTGACTTCGGGTTTCGTGCAACGTGCGACCAGGAAGTGACGCGGTTCGCGGCCAGTGTGCTGGACGTTGTCAGCCTTTGCATCCGAGAAGGGGGTGACGAAACATGAGCGGCGCAAGCGGACAGCGTGCGCTCGTTGACCCGCGGCTCGGCAACGACCTGGAAGCCATACGCCAATGGCGAATCCTGTGGTCGCTGACCGGGCTGCCGTCGGGGCTGGACGATTGCCTGCGGTTCAATGGCGTGTGCCTTGGGTGCCGCGGGCGAGGGCGAACAACTTTCGGTGCCGACCGCTGCGATCGGTGTGACTGCACCGGAAGGGCGGGGCTTGTTGAGACGATGATGTATCAGAAGCAACAGTTATCACAACTAGAAACGGAAGGGGACTAGACGATGGACGAAGTGAAGCACACACCGGGGCCGTGGTTCGTCACGCTCGACACGGTGGGTTCGGCGAGCCTTGTGGTTCGCACCAAGGCAGAGCCGAGTGTTGACAGCGGGAGGGTGGCGTGGATTCCAAACCGGCCCAACAAGCAGGAGAATGCCAACCTCATCGCCGCCTCACCGGAAATGCTGGCGATGCTCAAGGATTTGCGTGCGGAGTATCAGCCTTGCAGCCAATGCCTCTGCGACCGAGACGATCCGGCTGACGAGTGGGAGTGCGACGGGTGCCGGCTCGTTCGCATCATCTTTAAGGCCGAGGGCGTCGAGTTGCTGCGGTGCTGCCTCTGCAACAAAACCATTCGACCGTCTGGCTACTACGTCGGCGGCGACAACGCCCAGCCGGTGGCCGATGGGCGGTGCTGCGGTAGTTGCAACAGGAAGGCGGTGCTGCCGGCTCGCATGGCGGAAGTGGAAGGAAGGAGGTACGCCCCGTGAGGCCCGAAAGAAAGCGGTGCGGTGATTGCCAAGAGTGTTGCGTCGCGTTGTCGATCGAGGAAATCGACAAGCCGGCGGGGACTCCATGCTCTCACCAGTGCGCCGGCGGTTGTGCCATCTACAAGGCTAGACCGCAGGCGTGTCGTGATTACAAGTGTGTCTGGTTGCAGACGAACATGGAAATGGATTTGCGACCAGACAAGTGTGGCGTGATTCTCGAACAGCGTGACACGAAGTTGGGGAAGGATACGGTGATTGCCCGCGAGACTAGAGCGGGATGCGTCGATGCGATTTGGCCTTTGATCGAGGCGGCGGTGGGTGCCGGTGTTCCTGCCTATGCCATTCTCACTACCGGCGAACGGAGGGTTGTAAGGCATGAGTGATGAAGCAACGGTCGATGATCCGATTGCCAAGGACGCCAAGATATGGGTCGTGGTTTCCGAAGGCACCATACATTCGTATCAGTTCGTGGCACATCACACGAACTACCGGGGAGAGCCAATGCTTCTGTTGAAGTACGGCAATCATCCGAAGCAGAGGAACTACTACCCGGCGAAGCAGTGTCATCGGAGTAGGAAATCGGCGTGCGTGGCCGCTGCCAAAACTCTGCGATACCGTGCGGAAATGTTCCTCTCGCACGCGAAGGACTTGGAAGCCGAGGCCGCTGGAATAGCCCCCATCCCTCGCGATTACTACGGGCTGCCAGGAAGGGAGAGCAATGGGAAGGATTCTTAGTATCCCGGCGGTGGTTCTGAGGGTGGCCCAGGAGACGCTGCCACCGGAGCCGCCGCGGTGGATTCCCGTGCGTGAGTGCGTGCCTGAGTTGGGACAGAAGGTCGTGATGTATAGCCGCGAGTCTGGGCCTTGGGTCGGCGTCTACCAGGGCGACGGCACCAAGCACCGGTGGTCATCGTTCTACTCGCTGAGTGTTGACAGTGTGACGCACTGGTTTCCTATGCCAGAGACTCCTGCCGTTTCCAGAAGGAACGCCAGGAAAATCTGAATGGTTCGTGTTTGACAACCCTTTTGGGTGCGTTACCAATATGGGCTGGAGGGTGTTTCTTTTCATTTCTTTTCACGCAAGGAGAGTGTTATGTCGGTTGTTCTGGAAGTCAGTAGGAAGATCAGCCTCGGTCAGAGGGATGCCCAAAGCATCCTGACCAGGGCGTTGAAGATGGGATTTACTGTGCGGGTTGCGTCTGGTGCGACGGCCGGTGCAGTCCTTCCTGTCATTCGTTCAGACAGCGCGGCGTCGCTCGGCATTCGTGCCGTGCGTGGCCGGAAGAAGAAGAAGACGAGGGGCATCTACAAGATCGACACCGAGATGGGCGACAAGATGTGTGAGATGCGGCAGGACGGCCTGACGATTCGGGCTATCGCCCGTGCGTTCCGGCTCTCGACCAGCGGCGTCGGAAACTACCTCAAGCGTCGTGAGCGTGAGGCCGTTGCTTGAACGGCCACAAGGAAGTCGCGGCAGAGTGTTGCTTCAAGATCGGGGAGTTCTGCCGGAGCCTGGGGTTGTCCCTCGCGGATGACCCCAGGCTGGCGGAAGGTGGCGGGTACGACCCTGTGACTATGGGGCTTATCCTGCTACTCGCCAACGCGGTTGCTGATGATGAAAACTGGAGCGGACGCCACGAAATGTTCCACGGTTTTGGTAACACGAAGTGGCCCAACGCTGTTACAGTTAGGGAGAGGATAGAAGAGTTGCTCGACGGCATCGGGCTGCGGGCAGACCACTGGAATCTGAACTAGAAGGATTGTGTGATGTCTGACGAGATTGCGAACGAGTTGGATCGCCGGGCCAAGGTTGTTGGCGGCCGTGCGTGGGGAGTCGATAAGCAGAAGCCCCGCATTTACTGCAACGTGGGGAGGAAGGACGTTAGCGCGTTCTTCGACTACCCCGAATGCGTGTTTGAGCCTTCCGATAAGCAGTGGGATGCCGTCGGCGGCCTGGGCAAGCCTGTCCTCAAGGTGTTCATCGAGGACACCGGCAAGGGCAAGGAGTGGTACATGACCGAGAAGGAGAAGGTTCGCGAGAAACTACGCGGCAAACTCCTGTCGCTCATGGCGTTCGATGCCGGCGACGAGGAACTGGCGACCGACCTTGCGAAGTTGGCGTCGCTCGATGACAGTGTCTACGAAGACCTGTTCAATCGTCTCACCGAAGGAGACGCAGCGGCAGCCCGCGAAGTTCTGGCTGGCGGCCCCGCGTTCTGACCATGAATCCGCAACTGCGTGAAGAGGTATTGCTGTACCTCGCCGAGATTATCTTCAACGACACGACGAAGATTCTCGGCACGCCGATGCTGGATTCCATTTCACAGTTACTGGGCGGCGGCAACTCGATAGACGATCCTGCGGTCAGCAAACGACTCTGGGATATCGTGCCGCCGCCCGGCTTTCTCGACTACTGCCGCGTCACGTTGCGGAAGTTTCACCAGACTTTTGACAAGGGGGATGATCTGTCGGTCAACGGTGCGGTTGCGCTTGCGCTCCTGCATCTGGCGGCCGACACTGACCTATATGAAAAGTGCGTGTTCGGAAAACGAATCACCGACGATTAGCGGGGGGCCGGTGTGCTACGGCTACGGCCGGCATAGCACCGTCAAGCAGGGGCTGACCAAGTCGGCACAGTGTGCCAAGGTCAAGCAGTATTGGCGGTCGAATCTCAAGCGGAAGGGCGTCCGATGGGGCGGCTTCTACTACGACAAGGCGGTGCGGGGTGGCACTTCCTTCTCCGAGAGAGAGCATGGCCGCACCGTCTACGCCATTGCTCGGCCGAAGGATTACGTTGTCACGGCTCGGCTCGACCGTGCATTCCGCAGCGTGTCCGACGGCGTCATCACCATCGAAGCGTTGAAGCGGCGGAAGGTTCGGTTCGTCTCGCTCGATATCAGAGTCAACACATCGACGCCGGCCGGGAGATTCTTCTTCAACATTCTCCTGTCGGTCGCTGAACTGGAGCGTGAGTTTGCGAGAGAGCGGGCCGCTGAGATTATTTCGTATCGCAAGAAGCACAAACTCCCGCTAGGTAAACATTCCCCGGTGGGCTGGAAAATAGTTGGCAAGGGTGTGCGGGAATCCGGCACCATGAAATCCACCCGCCGGTTCGTCCTCGACCTGAGAGAGCGGGAGTATGTCGCAGAGATATACGCCAAGAAGGCGGCGGGCTGGAGCCAGGAGAAGATCGCCCTGTGGTGCCTGCACCAGAAGGAGTTCCTGACCAAGCGGAAGTTCTCGAATATCAAGGCGGTGCAATGGGCCATTGCTGCCCATGAGTTAGAATATCCCGTTGTTACTGACGGCAAGAAACTTGTGCGGCGATGGAACAAGATACGCCGCGGCGAGATAAAAAGGCCGACGCCGAAGTAGGAGTCATGGCATGGATGCCGACGCTCGTTCAAGGATGATGGAGTACCTGGGGGAGTTGAACCCCGAAGCGTTGCTGGCCGACGGTCTGGAGGATGCACTGATCGGGTACACCGTCAATACCCATCACGCACACGTTGCTGTGTATGACCTGGAGAAGTGCGTCACCGTCCTGGTCGAGCGCGACGGCATGACGCCGGAAGGTGCCGAAGAGTTCCTCGATTTCAATACGCTGTGCTGCTATGTCGGTGAGCATGGCCCGCTATTTGTTAGGAGCAATGTATGAGCGACTTGGCTGACAGATTGAGAAAGGCGAAGGGACTCGACCTCGACCTCAAGCAAGAGGCGGCCGACGAAATCGAACGACTCAACGAACTGCGGGAGGAAGACGGGCGGGCGATGGGGTTGCTGATCGAGGGCTACAACAAAATGAAAACCCTGTGTGCCGACGGGAAATATCTCGCCGACGAGGAGCGGGAGGCGATCCGCAACGTCCTGCACCACATTGCGACGAAGGCCGACTACCTACAGCGAGAGGACTACCATCTCCGCTCCCTACTGGAGCGAACAAATCTAGACGCCGCGCCGACGGCGGGAGCCAGCGACAGTCCGTGCGCAGGACACGCTGGCATCGGCGGCACACAGAACGACGCTGTTCCGGCAGCCGATGGAGACGGCAGTTTCCACCAAGAGGGTTCGCGGGTAAGAGCCTCCGCGACTCCCACCGGAAATACACAAGAGCCGGTGGCGTGGGCGGTGATGCAGACAGATTCCTATTCGGTTTTCGCCAGCCAAATGCTCGCTGAAAAGATGCAGGAACTGTGTGCCGGTGGCGAAATCGTCCCTCTCTACAGCCAGCCGCAGCCCATGCTCACCGCCGATGAGTGGTTCGCCGTCTGGCTGGCAATCGGAATGTTCGCGGAAGGGCCGGAGCATATCAAGCGACATGAGGAAATGGCCGACGCGCTGCGCGGCCTACTGGAGCGGCTATGAGGTGAGCGATGAGTGAAATGACTAACATTGTTCATGAGATACGCGATATCGCGAGCAGGATGCCACATCAAGATCAGGCAACTTTGCAGAACGCGGCTTCTATGTTGACGTTCTTTTTTGGCCAACTGCAAGAACACTCTCCAAAAATGGACGGAACGCACAGTTATCGACTAATGAATCACTGGCCTGCAACGCACTGCAAAGGCCGAACGGCAGAAGAGGCTGTGACGGCGGCTGTGCGAGCGATGCAGTGCGAGGCTGGGCCGCGACTACGCGGCATGAACGACGGGCTGCTGATCGGCGGCGGCATGAGGCAGACTGACGCGGAGTACCGCAACGAGATCGCTCGTCTGCGGCTCACCGACGCGGAGCGGGAGGCGATTAGGCAGTATTGGATCAAGCGCGGCTACGATGTGTGATGGGTGAGAACGCCATAGATGAATGGCTGCGAACACAGGAGCATCAGACATGACAGACGCTAATGAGCAGTCCATTCCATCGCGTGGTTCTCAGCCGTTTGCGTGGGCGGCGGACATTCCCGGCAAGTTTGGGGCCGCACCTACGGTTCTGTTTGGATACACGGAAAAACTTGTGAAGAGCATTGCGGCGGCTGGAGGAGACTTAGTGCAGCCATTCCCGCTCTACCGTTACCCCACGCTCACCGACGAGGAGCGAACGGCGATTGGATGGGCGATCATGGAATGCGAATCCATGCCAACTACGTTGTCACGCGAGGCGGCCGACACTCTTCGCTCCCTACTCGATAGGCTGGATCATGGTGCCGCACCAGAAAACCCGTGACATCATCGAGCGGCTCCGCAAGTGGACGATCGCCGTCGATGCAGTGCCGGCCAGTGACATCATGGAAGAGGCCGCCGCGGAGTTGGAGCGGTGCCTCGTTACGATCGACTGCTACTGCCAGTACGCCGCTGCGGCAGAGAGGGAGTTTCGTAGGCTTCGAGGGGTAACAGATTCAAATGACTGACGAACTATTGGAGCGTCTCAACGACCGGGCGCACTGCGGCAAGGGGGTTGACTCGCTTTGCCTGGACGCCGCTGCGGAAATCACCCGCCTGCGGGAAGTTTGCCGCGAGCAACAGAGCCTACTCGCCGTCAGGCACGCAAGGATCAACGCACTTGATTCACTGGTTCGTGCGCTTCGCGATGTCAACGCATCGCAGGACGGTGAGCAATACCCACTTAACGGCGGCTACCGAAACTGGGTGATACACCTGGAGCAGACGGTGTTACGCCATCACGCCAGGATCGAGGAACTGACTCACGCCTTGGACTTCATCGGCAAGTCAGCCGACCTGTTCATCAAGGCAGATGACTCTCGGCTTCCCGAAGTTTCTCGATCGCCCGCAGAATCTTCTTCTTCAACGTGCGAGGGTGGCACCCCTGTTCACGGCACAGCCGGCCAAGCGTCACCCCCTCTATCAAATGATCTTCGAGAAGCCGTCGTTCCTCCGGCGGCAGGAATGCCAACGCCTTGATGGCTCGGCCTTTCATCTTGTCGTGAGTTGGGTTGGACGGGCGGTCGTGTACCACCCAGGCGGAAACCATCCGGCGGTCGATCCGCTCCCGGCCGGCGACTTCCTTCATCAGCGCACGCTGAATGGCGACTGAGAAGTAGGCAGATATGCCCGCCTTGGCAGGATCGTAGGTTAGGGCGGCTAGGCAGACGGCTTGCTGCGCCGCCCCCTTGAGGTCGCACCGCCGCACAATCTGCCAGCGGTTGGCGTTTCTCTTTCTGAACGCAGCAATCGAAGCGTCAATCACCGGCATGGCCGACTCAACGAATCGCTGTTGATCCGCGGTCAGGCGGCGGCTCACTTGCTGATCCTAATCAGTTCTTCGAGCGAGTCGCCGATACGATCGAGTTTCTCGGCGTGTTCTTGCTGACCATCCACAATCTTTTCCACGACCTGGAAATGGGCGTCGAGCAACGGCTGCACAAGGTCATGCCTCGCCCACCAGAGGATGACGCCAAGCATCACTAGCGGCAGCCCAAACTGTTGGATTGCTTTGAGCAGCGATTCGGCGTTGACCGCCAGGGAAGGGGACGCTACTTGATCGACGGTTTCGGTTGCGGCTGGGGGCATGATGCACCTTTGCATTCGGGGGCAGTGGCTGGCTTCGCCGCCTTGATCGTCTGTGCTGGCGTGGCTGGACGATGGATGCACTTCATGGCGCACTCCACCGACATCTCAACTTGCCAAGCAGCAACCGCCAGAACAATCAAAATGCGACGCATTAGATAACTCCCCCCAGACTCCATCGCGGAACAGCCATAGCCTCGAAGCCGCGGGTGCCACCCATCGCAACCATGTAGCGGTTGGCGACATCTTCCCACCTTGCCCAGAAACTGCCGGCAGGAATCTTCCATCGAGTTCCGTAGATCGGAAACTCATCCCCGCAGTAGTTCGACCAAGAGTTCTGCACCAGGACGAGGCCGCCGGTCTTGCACCCGGCTTTCTTCTTAACCTCTTCTCGATCGTCCGCTGCGATGAATGACATCGCGTGATGCCACGTTGAGTTCGAGCGGCGGCACAGCCCCAGTTCCTTATCGCGTGTCTGGGAAAACGCCTCGGAGCCACACGTTGAAATGCCGTACCCATTCGCCAGTAGATCGCGAACGTCTTCCCAGGTTTTGCAGATGGTGGCAGTGGTGAGAAGGTTCTTCTTCGTCACGGCCAGGACGGACTCGGGTGGCGAGGATGCACCCCAACGGCCGGCGGTGCGGCCGGAGTATCGTTCGAGGTCGATGCCAATCTCTTCGTAGTTCTTGCGAACAACGAGGCCAACCGTGGACAGGGCAACGCGAGCCGCCTCGGCACACGACCACCCTTCCCCGGAATGCTGACGCATCCAGTACCAGGGTTCCGTAGCGATGACACCGTTCGAGCGGGCGAGTTCCGACACGACGGGCGGGGCGTATCGCTCGGCGTTGTCGCCGTACACCATCGAGGAACAGTAGGAGACGAGCGCGGCAGACCGGAGGTTCCAACTGACACAGTCGCCGCGTTGCTGGCTGCCGCCTGGAAGGCAGCCAGGGTAGAGCCTCATCGCCGCAATGAACGGGATGGAGAGGACGCCTTCGCCGGCACCCTGGAAGCCCGCAGCGTGAATGGCTGAGTACGCACGACGATGCCCGCCGGCGTTCGTGATATCCGCCGCCAGCATGGCGGCTGCCTCGGGATTGGAATACGCACCGGCGAAGCCACGCTCATAGAGCGCAACGCAATCCTCAATCGAGGACAGGCCGCTGGAGTCAATCATCGAGGGTGCTACCGGAAGGATCGGTCGAGTTCGTCAAACAAAGCGGCAGCATCCCTCTGTACCGCTGGGTTCAGCGGTACGTCGGCGACGCCGATCTTGTCTCTGAGCAAACCCTCCAACTCCTCCCGCAATCCCTCATACTTGCCCGGCTGATTCCCCAGGACTCCACGCCATACGAACAGGAGCGACGCCCGATGAACGTCGTTCAAGGCTGCGACCGTGGGGATTATTGGATCGTCAATGGGGTTGGCGGCGATCGAGCGCGACAGCACCCCGTAGCACTGGGACACGGCAGCCCGCTCGTCGGCCGTCATCTGGTCGCGGAAGCGGGCGATGCTGGGGATGGGGGTCGGCACAACCACCACCGCCGGAATCACTGGCGTCACGCTAGGAATATTCCCGCGGAACAGGGCGAACGCCAGGGCGGCGACGAGGCAGACCAGGATGCGGTTCACGGCTTGTCGCCCCCCAAGACTTCCCAGATTAACTCCCGGCAGAGTTTGACCGCCGGGGCCATCTTGCGGGCCTCCAGCGTCGCCTGGAGCCGGATGAGGGTATCGACCGTCTCGCTCTGCCATTGGCCCTCTGGCGTCACCACAGGGGCCGGAGCGGGGGCAGGGGCAGGGGCAGGGGCAGGCAGCCGGAGATTCAGCCCCTTGAGAAAGGGCAGCCAGTAGCCAGACAGGCCGGCGAGTGCCAGCCCGCTATACACCAGAAGGTCGGCCGACAAGTGAGGCAACATAGTCAACGAGTTCGCCGCCTTCCTTCGTAGCAATCAGTTTCCGCAGATGGTCGCAGAGTTTGTCATCAACTTCGATTTCGGTCTTACTCGCCAGGAAAAGCAGGGAGTCTACCACTGCCGCAGCCTGTTGCTGGCCCGGCTTGGCTGCCGCAATCCGCTGCAAAAGCAGCACCAACGGCCACCAATCCACCAGGAGTTTGATTCGATCCGTAAGGTTTGGCATTTGGCTCTCTCCTACCCGTATTTATTGGAGCGGCGGGGGAGATTTTGTCATGGAGTAGGGCCAGGATTCTGTCGCCCGAAAGCCCCGCGGTTTCACAGGCTTCCTCGAACGTGACAATCCCGCCCCCGGCCAGCCACCGGCGGGCGGCAATCCGGTTCTCGACACAGCATTTGTTAACAGCCTTGATTCGGTAGCAGGCCACCGCGGCGTAGATCATGTGAGCGCAGAGCGCACGCCATGCAATGTCAATCTGGCCGCGATCCAGCAACGCCACTTCGTGGTCGATGATCGCTTCGTCAATGTTGTCAGTTGCTGGCATTACCGCGAATCCTTTCCAGTTCTCTAGTAATGTACCAGATTGCTTTCAACAGGTCGGTCTGGACTTCCCCCTTGGTAACAGTGCCGCCGCTGCGGAACAGATACTTGATCGCGTTACCAATGTTGTAGTTGAACGCCTCGCAAACCTCCACCGCCTCGATGCCGGCCGGGTGCCAGTTGTAATGTGGTGGGTGGTTTACCGGATCATCCATCGACTTCGTGCCACTCATCGGTATCCCCTCGATAGTCCTTGGTTATTGCCGCCATGATTCCCCAAAAAATCTGGTCGTGCGGGTCTGCACATTTTACCGGACATTCGCTCCGAAGAACATGCGCCCATTCCTCCAGCAAACTGTCTGACTGAACAGTCTCGGAGTCGCGGGACGAAAGCCGAATCAGCGCGCGCCCGTCGCCAATAATACAAATGCCGTGGCAGTCCAGACCGGGTGCCTGCTTAACCACCACCGGCATGGTCGCCGGGTAATGGCGTCGGAGCCACCGCAGTGTCGCCTTCACTTTCTTGGACAACATGGGAGAGCCTCTTGAGGTCATCGAGTCGGATCGTCACCAACCAATAAGGCTCCCTGTTTCGGCGGTGCATCAAGATCGGCATCTTCGTGCCGGCCTGACTGACCGCCATCCTCATCGCCTCCCAGACATTCAACCGTTCAACGTGTTTGATTTCCCAGAACGCGCTCGGCGTTTCGTCAACCTCGATGTCGGACGAATCGGTCGTGCCTTTGTATTGCTGCGACCTTCGTGCGTGCCAACCGAATAGTTGTGCGAGAGCGGCACACGCCAACCGCTCGCAGCGTTTCCCCTTCTGACGGCTGTTCAAAACCAAGGATTCCCTCCGTTCCTTCCCCTCTCCAATAGATAGAACTCCGGTATGGGTTCCATCTCGTAAGACAACGATTTCTTGCGAAGCAGTGACGCGAGGAACTCTGGATCAACCTCGCCATCCTCTTCGAGTTTCGCGGCCAGCACGGCCCCCTTTGGGATGGAGCCTTGCGGCACATTGTTGTGAATCGAAAAGTGGCAGCGGCAACAGGTCGCGATGTAGTTCCGCTCGGTGTTGCGGCGGCCTCGACCACCGACGATGTGGTGCAACTCCATCCACCTTCCCGGCCTTCCGGCGGGCCAGTGGCAGATAGCGCAGCGGTTTCGCAGGAGCATATATTCCTGCGGTTCCATTTCTCCTGGTTCAGTCTTCGACACGCACCCACCCGTCATCGCTTCGCTGCCAGAGTTGAACATCTTTGAATCCCGCCCTCTTTGCTGCATTGACCAATCTCGGATGAAACACCCTGACCTCCGCAAGCGAGCAATGCGACAGGACGGTGAGAGCGGTGGTCATCGCAGACGCTAGGCCGTAGTGCCGGAAACTCGGGTACACAGAAGCCTGGAGTGACGGCTGCCCGTCCCACTCGGTGAGCGAAGCCCAGCCGATCGGCACGACGTTGTCTGCCTCGTCAGTCTTGGTCGCGATGGCGATCGTCGCCCCGACCCATGCCTCTGGCTCATGGTTGGCAATCGAGTGGAACATCGCGCTCATCTCGCTGCCCCTCTTGCAGAGAAGTTCAGCGCACAGTTCCGCCAGCCGCGGCGGCACGTTAGTAGGTGTATGGGTTGTTATCTGAAACACGGTATTCTCCGCAGTATTTTGTCTCATGTATCACAGGCCACTCGCCGTTCAGCGTCTCATAAAAAAACTGGGGCGGGCTTCTTACACATCTGCCGAAACCTTCGAGCAACGAGTCATCGACCTCCTCGTCATGGTCTGCCGGCGACGCCACCGCCTTGACTGATACGCCGATCGACTCCGGCGGCAGCCTCTTGAACCACTTGCAACTGGCGCAGCAAGGCTTGATTCCTGCCAGCACTGGTATCTCTCCGGCGTACCTTGGATATCCAACCATGTATTTGTTGCTCCTTACTGTTGTTTTACGGCCCAGCGGCTTTCGCCGTAACCCACGGCAAACTGCGGTGAGGGCGCAGCGACTCCCCAGAAACCTGGGAAATCGCTGGCTAGTCGGCAAACTGCGGAGCCGGGCTATAGCGTGGCGGGCGTATTGTTTTCGGGGTTCCAATCGCCTTCCTTCGCCCCGTGCGGCAGCCATCCCTGGTTTCGTCCCCGGCTGGAGTCGCGAGAGCGTGCCGGGCATATCCGCAAACTGCCCCCACTTCGTACCCGTCTAGCGGGCCGGCTGCGGCTGGAGGAACTTGACGGCTTTCGCCGTGCCGCTTGGCACCCTGGCCTATTTACTATCCAGATACTAACTATCGAGCCTCTTCTGTAACGCCTCTTTCAAGTCCGCGTGGAGTTTGAAATCGCGAAACAGAATACGAATGTATGGTTTGGGCATCGACTTGATCGCCTGCCCCTTGAACCGGCCGAAGGGCATGTGGGTGTATGTTCGCTTCACTCTCTCTGGCCTTTCTGCGGTGGCGTAGATGTCTCTGCCGTAGTGGCTGAATCGACCGTGGCCGATCATGCCGGCCCGCAGATGCTCGGTCAGGGCATCCTTGGCGGCTTGCTCGCGAGCCATCGCCTCTGCCTCGGCCTTCACGATTTCATCGAGTTGGCCCAGCGATGCGGGCTTCTTCTCAATCTGCCGCTTGATGCGGGCGGCAAGGAGCGGCTCGATGTCAGGAACAAGAACGTCGATCGCAGAGCGGAGGTCGTTGTGCCGCGAACTATCGGTGATGTCGAAAACCTCGAAGTCCGGTTTGGGCGAGGCCGCGATGGCTTTCTTCCTCGACTCGGCGGAATGCAAGCCGTCAACGGTCTTCGGCCACGGGCGAACCAACCTCCCGTACATCTGGTTGTATTTGGCACGGCTCAATGTCGGCTTGGCGATGAATAGTTTTCGGAGCCGCGGTTCGTCCCATCCAACGCAAAGGCAGCCGACGTTGATGATGATATTGGTCGTGCCGTCCTCGAAGTCCTTGAGGTGCATCCGCCGCTCCTCGGGTTCCATTCTGGAGTGGACGATGCTCGACCAGATGCCGCGGCGGGCCAGACCCTTATGCACGGCCTCGGCTTGCCATATCCCCTGGCAGAACACGACGCTCGGGAGGTTTTCGTAGTGTTGCTCGATCAACGAGCAAATACCCTGGACGTTCTTTTCCTGGGCCATGATGCGGGCAAGTTCGACCGGATCGAAGTCGCCGCCTGCCTTGCGAACGCCGCGGCAGTCCAGGGATTCGAGGATGCTCAACCAGATTTTGGCCGGGACTAGCCAGCCGTCATCGAGCGCGGAGTGGTAGTTGTAGGTGTAGACCGGCTTGCCGTAGTAGTCGGTGATGGGGTCGCCCAGCCGCTCGGGCGTCGCCGTCATCCCCAGAATCTTGGCACCGCTTTCAAGAAATGCGTCGAGCATTTTCATCGACGCCTTCGTGTAGTTGAGATGTACCTCATCTACAACGACGCGCTTGACGCGGCCGACATAGTTCTGCCAGCGGTTGCGGCTCAACAGGCTCGCGTAGCAGGCGACCGTGTGGCGTGCGTCACTGCGGAGGGATGCTTGCTCCACCCCGCAGGCCACCCCCCTCGACCGCAGCCGCCCAGCCGTTTGGGCAGTGAGGTCGATGAAGGGGGTGACACAGAGAGTATCCAATCCTTCGGAATCAGCACCGTGAATGAGTGAGGCACATATCTCCGTTTTCCCTAGTCCCGTGGCAACGACGGCAAGAGCGCGATCATGCTCCCTCCACGCGCTTTCGACGGCGCGACGGCATTCCACCTGATAGGGTCGTGGGATGAAGGTTGCGCCTTCTCTCCCAACATCGAAAAGATCAAACTGCCTACTCACGCCTTGCGACTCCATTCGCATCCTGCCGGCGGCTACCCTGCCGCCGGCGTCCTTGGCTTGCCCCAGCGGGCAGCCCGCCTTTCTTCACTCCAAGACTTCTGAACCTTCTCGCACTGGTTGCGAATCTCCTTTTGCGTCGGCATTCGCGGCGCGTTGGAAACTCCCTCCCGTGCGAGGTCTGCTACCAGTTGCTGGTAGGACATACCCAACGCACGGGCCACAGCACTGACCCCCAGCACTTGGCACTGGAGGTAGACGAACGCCCAATCACGACGCTTTGGCATCGCCGATTTCCTCGCGACGATTGGCAGCCGCCATCTGCATCCGGTCGAGGGCGTCCTCTGGCAGATTGCCCTCGGCGATGTAGGCATGAACCTTGTCGAGAAGCGTCTTCAACTCGGCCGGAGTTTTGGCCGCCAGAATCTTCTGCTTCGCCGCCATCTCGTTGCGGCGGTGCAGGGCGGCCTTCGAGTTGCCGCCGCCATTGCCGTTGCTGTTGGCCGCTCCGTTGGCCGCATCGCCATCATCGTCAGCCCGCGGGTCGGCAGGGGCGAGTCCCAGGATCGCCTCATACCCCGTGCGGCGCATGTAGGTGATGGCACTCTTCGTTTCCTGCACCTTCTGGGCCTTGGGGATTGGCAGGATCGAGCGGATGAACTGACCGCTTCCGCCATGCCCCAACTCGGTGACGAGAAGGATCGGCATCCCGTCGCTGTCGTGATGGAAGGTCTGGTTGATGACCAGCGAGTGGCGTGCCAGGGCAGCCTCGGTGGCCTCGATCAACGCAGCCATATTGGCGAACGCCCCGTACTGGGCATGAGCATTCTTCGCCACCACTGCGTGCCAATCTGGATCGAGTTTCGTCTCGGCCAGTGCGGCGAACAGTTTTTCGAGAGTCGGCGATTGCTCTCGCCGAAAAAGAAACACGCGATTCCCAGGATCATTCTGACCATTCATCTGATGACTCTCCCTTCATAAAGTTCGGGCAGTAAAGTTCTGTCTCTTCGCCGTAATCCTCCGGCATCCACGAATCCCACTCCATGCGATTGCGAAGATCGTCAAGGAGTCGCAGCATCCGATCGCGTGCGCGACTCACCACTGACGATGGCAGCCAGACAACGTGGCACTGATACGGCCACACGCTCTGGGAAACGATGAAGCGCATGTCGTGCGGCTTCCAATCCGCAGCGATTGCAGCGTCGAGATAGACGGCAGCCTGGAGGTCGAACTTCCAGGTGCGGACGCTATGCCACCACCGCCCCATGACATCTTCGTCACTGGTGGTTTTTAAATCGTAGAAGCCGTCCTCGGTGGCACCGTCAATGCGCGACCGCATCGGCGTGCCGTTGCAGTCCCACTGAACACAGAACTCGGCATCGACACGATTGCGGATATACCGCATCGCCGCGGTGTGTCCGAGAATGAGTCGCGTCGCCTTCCACAACTGATCGCGCTCGGCGACCGTGATGGGCGACTTGTCGGGCGGCAGGCTGGCTACCCACGACTCGCCCTTCTTAGACACGCCGCCGGTCGCCAACTCGAACTCGGGCGGCACAATCTCCAAGGTGTCCCAAAAGCGATCCTCTCCCAGTTCATGCCAACTGTGGAGTCGCTTGCCGTAGTTCAGTGCTTTCGACTGACGCTTCGGTGCCGTGCCGCAAATCTTCCGCTCGTAGAATGAGAGCGGAGACGATGAGAACTCTTTCAGATCGGATGCAGAAATCCGATCCGCCCAGGTCGGCCCGAAGTAGACCTCTTCTGGGACGCCGCGGTGCAGGGTAGCACCACCGGCGCATGGAACGACTGAAGTAGCGGCGGCCGGACTCGAACCGGCGACCCCCGGCTTATGAAGCCGGGAGCCGGCGTCAGGTCTGTCTGTCATGGCTCTCAAAACTCTCTTGTTGATTTGGAGTTGGCGGAATAACCGGAACAGCCGGAACCCCCAACCCAACTTTTTGACCCACCCAGTGGTGGCACCTTGCGCAAACAGATGGCAGGGTTATGCACCACTCAACAGGAGTACCGCGATGATGTCCCTTTTTGACTTGCTCGATGCGTATCTCTCTGAGAGAGAAGCCTCGCCCCGCTACCAAGAATCCCTGCGGAGAACCGTTCGGCGGGCGGCAGCATACGGCGTCCCCGATATCGCTGCAATGACCCCGGTTCGGGTCAATCAGTTTCTGCGGGCCAGCACGGTTTCGGCCGTGACTCGGAGCAATATGAGGCGGGAGTTGCTGACCCTCTGGAAGTGGGCCTACGAATCCGACTTGACCGAGATTCCGCCGCTGCGGGTGATGGCAATCAAGGCCACCCCAAAACCGCCGCGGGCCTGGAGCCTCGACACGCTGCGCAAACTCCTCGACCTCGCCGAGAAAGACCAGAAGCGAATCTCGAACCGGCTCCCCGGCGTGCGGCGGTGCGACGTTCTGCCGGCGTGGATTTCCCTCGCGTATGACTCGGGTATACGCCTCGGGGATATCCTCGCGTTGCGGAAGGACGCGATTGCCAACGGTTGCGTGGCACTCACGGCACAGAAGACCAGCAAACTGACGGTCAGGCGACTGTCGGCCTACGCCACCGAGAAGGTGATGGCACTCGCGGAGCGGTCGCCAGACCAGACCATATTCTCCTGGGCGTTGCCGAGAAAGCGGGCGATGGCAGTGTGGCGTTCGTTCCTCAAAGAGAATGCCATCAGCGGGTCGCCGCGGTGGCTGAGACGCTCGGGGGCAACGTATGTCGAGATGGAGCAACCAGGGCAGGCTACGAAGTTCCTGGGGCATTCTGCTTGCAATCCTGGGCTGGCGGCAAGGCACTACATCGACGCGAGCCTGACCCTCCAGTTGCCGCCCTCGCCGCCACCACTCCGGTAGTGTCTGGCGAAACCGACTTTAAAGGCCCTTACTGCGCCCAATCAGTGGGGGATGCTGTTTTCGTGGGGTTTTTGTTTGGCACTAACCAGGCGGGCGAGGATTTGGACAACGATTTCTCCCGCCCGTGCGACGAAAACGCAGTTCCTCCTCGCGAGGCTCGCCAAATGGCGGGACAAACCGCCAAATGGCGGCGACGTAACTACAGTGCTGACAAGACTTTGCGACGAGTCCCAAAAGTTTTTGGTGTAGGGACAAAACTTTTTCTGGTTTTGTCGTTTGCCTTCGTCACCACGACCAGTTGCAAGACCAGTAGCCGGCCTTGAACTTGTCGGTCTTCTCGTCGCAGTTGTGCCGGGCCTGGAAGTTTGCCCGCCGGCCCTCGTCGCCGTGGCCCTTACCCTGGCTGCCGCCTTCCTTATAGTGGCCCATCGAAGCGTCGCCAAACCGGACGATCCGCTCGTCGCCATCCTTGCAAGCCTTGACTACGAACTTCTTGCCACCGCCGCTGGTGGACTTCACCGGCTTGTTACAAGCGAGCCGGCGGATTAGGTCGCTCATCGCACCTTCTTCTCCTGGTAGTCGCCGCGTTCTGGACGCTGGCTGTTTTGGATAGCCGCGTCGGTCGGCGCACCGGCAGCCCCAGGCTCCCGCATCTTTTCGCCAGAGCCATTCGCGATACGCTCGCGCTTGGCATGGATATTGGCCCACAATCCCGGCCGCTTGAGATTCCTAATCAAGTCACTCATTTCGTTTGAAACTCCTTGGCTGCCCGCTTCCGCTGGTAGAAGTCGGTGAGGTCTGTTTGTAGTTCGCTATCCAACGCATTGAACAGGATCGCTTCGGGCGGCAGTTCGGGCAGCCGCTCCTTGGGTATGTATCTCTGCATGAACGTGTTCTGATAACGCCGCAGAAACTCGCCGATCTTGTTCCTGGCGTCTAGCAGTTCGTACTCGGGGTCAACCGTCTGGAGTCGCAGCCCGGTGGTTTCATTGACGGCGACCTTCAACGCCCGCATCAGCGGGTCTTCGACGGTTGGGTCGAGTGCAGTGGCAAGCATGGACATCGGCCGGTTGATTCCCGGCACGTTGTTGAGGATCGCCTTGGCTACCGGATCGAGACGGGCGGTCTGATCGCCCATCGCCGCGGAGTAAATCTTGTCGGCCGCCGTTCTCGCCTCTTGGAGCGGACGCTTCGAGTAGAGGTCGGTGTTGAAGGCCAGTTCGCCGGCAGTCTTGAGGAGCGGGTTGCTTTGATTGAGCAACTCTTGGAGCGTGCCTTGAATGTTGATCGGAAACATCTGGCCGAGCGGCGCAGGCGCGACAATATTCAGCACATCGAGGCCGGGCAAGTCGATGTTCTTGAGGTAGGTTGTGGCGTTCGGGTCGAGTTGGAATGCGTCGGGAAGACGCACCGCAACTTGCTGCCGCAGCGCGGTGGGAATGTAGTCGCCTTCGTCTGGCCGCTGGAGGTCATTGACCGCTCGAATCATCTGGCCGTACCGGCCGCCGGGGTTGGTGGCGAGCGATTCTAGAGCGTACTTTCCAATCCTACTTTGGTAACTCCACCATAAAAATATGTTCTTCATCCAATGGCGTTCAAAAGTTGTAAGCGAAGAGTAATCGACCAATGCCGATTTCATTCGCTTACTAGCCGCCTGCGGCCCCACTCCTTTGCGAAGGAGTGCCAAGAAACCACCGAGCCGGCCCATCGAGTCAACCGTCTCGCCGACTTTCTGGAAAGTATTAAGCCAGGGGTTTCGGGTTTCGTATGAGTTTGTAATCCCCTTGATCGTGCCGAAGTCGCCAAGAGCCTGCGATGCTGATCGCGAACCGTCGGGAATCAACCCCTTGAAAGCCTGACTAATCGACATAGGAGTCGCGCCAGGAATGAACTGGTTGATTTGCCCCTCGACGTTGCTCGTCAACAGGTCGGTGGTGGCAAGGCCAGACAAAACGCCGTTGGAGCCGGAGTCAAGTTCGAGCATCCGCATTAGGCCGTCAGGGTCAACGACCTTGCCGTCCTGCACGAACTGAGAGTAGCGGGGAATCTTCGCGAGGAAACCCATAGCCCTCTGGGGATTGCCCGCAATGATATGGCGAGCGGCGTTCATGCCGGCAATAGAAACAGCGGCGTCGCCCGTCTCAAGCCAGATACTAGCGAGGTTACTATAGGCGTCACGCGCTTTGGTACTCGGCCAGGCCAAAGTAAAGCCTTTCCAAAGGTTGGTAAACGTGGAGAACATATTCCCGATTTCTTCCTGTGCCTCTGGCACGTTGTAGAAGTCGGAGATACGAACCAACCTGTCTGCCACTTCCTCTGGAATGCGGAAGTTACTAAGGGCCAGCCGGGGATTGACGAACGTATTACCACCGGCATCGGTGACATACAGCGGAATGTTGAGTCGGCGGCCCAGGCGGGCCTGGATTTGCAGGGTGACGGCAGAGTCTGGTGCAAGACCGCCGGCCGCCGTCGGGCTTGGCGTCGCCGGCCGAAACCCAAGCGCGTTCGAGTGCTTGCCAATGACCTCTTCGAGCGGCCTCATCGTCTCGCCGGTGGCCCTGGTGAATAGCCCAACCTCGGCGTGTTCGGCCACCGAGTCGAAGATGTGCCGAGTTGTTGCGTCGCGGACGGCGGTGTTGACCATGAACCGCATCTGCGCGTTGATCGGATGCTCCGAGAAAGCGGAAACGTCGGCGGGAAGGTCTTCCTTCATCTTCCGCATCACTCGACCAATCTCGGTGGTCTGGTCGAGATTCACGCCCTCGGCAACGCCGGGCTGATACTGGAATGGGTCAGACGGTGTTAGTTGTGCTTCGCCGCGGCCAAGCGCGTTGGCTTGCTGGTCGGCTCGAAACATCACTTCGTCGGCCTGACTCTGTGCCAGTGCCATAGCCGAATCCGCTTCGTCAGACGAGGCGTAGGTCGCAGACCGAGCGCGAGCCATGATTCCATCCGCCTCATCCCTGGCGGCCTGGATAATCGTCCCGGCCCCGGCAGTCTCTCTCCAAGCCTGGGCGGCCTGCAATGCACGGCCGGCGGCGGTGGCTTGCTCCAGCGTCACCATCGGGTTGCCGTTTTTGTTCACGATGAAGTCATAAATCTCCATGCCGACATCTTCGTCGGTGTGCGGAGAGTTGATCTTCTGCATCGCGTGTTCGCGAGTCTTCGGAAGTTTCGATATCTCCCGCAGTTCAAAGTCGCCGCCCGGCGTGGAGAGGGCAATGTTGCGTTGCTGCTGATTCTCGAACCTCGCACTGAAATCGAGGCCAGACCCGCCGCTAGAGCCATAAGGCCCGAAGTCAGCCTCGGCGTAGCGTCGCGGGTTGTGCAGGCTGCCGAATCGGTCTTGGAGTTCGGGGAGAGAGATGCCGAGCCGCTTGGCTCTCGCGATGGCGTACTCCGAGAAGTCGCGGTAGTTCTGCACCACGCTGTTGAGTTCCGGCACTTCCCTAACCAGGGCAAGGTCTTCCACGGTGGGCTTGTTGTTCGTCAGCCGCAGCAAGGCGTCGTTGCCCTGCTTGCTGAACATCGAATCGGCACCCAGGATTCGCTTCGCATCCTCGTTGAGTTTCACGCGGTTCAAAAGTTGCCCATGTGCCGTGGCGAAGAAGTTTCCGAGTTCCTTTCCAGCGGCCACCTTCTTAGACCCCTTGAGGGCGTCGATTTGCGCAGCAAGATCGAATCGGCCTTCTGTCCCTTGCTGGAACAGCGCACCGAAGGCTCGACCGGCTGGACTCCAGGCCACCTTCTGACCAAGGAAGTCGGCGAAGTCGAGAGCCTTCTCGGTGGTCTTCTCGCTGAATGGGGTGAAACCAACGCGGGATTTCCCAAACCCAAACCCAAACAGATTGCCGAGCCGTTCGTTCATCGCCTCGTCAACGGCGGCGTCGCTTCCCAGGAAGTCGCGGATTTGGCGAAGGGCTTCCGGCCGGCGGTTTGCCGGAGCCTGTTGCAGAGCCTCGCCCAGCGTCGTTTTGTATCGAGCCACCCGCTCGCCGATGATCGGGCGAACGTCCAGCGTGTCCGCGGACAGTGGCACGCGGGCCTTGCCCAAATCCTTGATCGCCCGGCTTCCCGTCAGCGTGTTCATGGCGGCAGACAATGCGTCATCGACGCTGCCGTACTGGGCCATCGCAGCCTTGGGGGCATACTGGAGAATGTCGGCATTCGCTGCCGCTCTTGCTGCCCGCGTCGATACGCCCAGGCCAGCCTGCAAAAGCCAAGTGGGGTCAGTTGCAACTTCCGCCGCAAACCCCGCTAGATCGTCGCCCCACCCGCCCAGCACTTCGTTGCCGGGGGAGAGGCCGTAGGATTCGAGCAACTCCTTGCCGGAGACTCGATCGTCATAGTTGAAGTTGAATCCCGAAAGTGGATCGCCGGCCAGCACGCCGCGGGCGATTGCCCCAGGCGTGTCGAGGACTAGGCCGATGTTTTCCAGAGTCTGCCCTGACCGTGCCGCGAGTTGCGACATCAAGTCGGCGCGAAGGCCGGTGGGGAGTCGGGCCTTTTTCGTCTGCCCGCCGCCGCTGCTATAGAGGTCGGCGAGTGGGTTAGAGAGGCCAGCCGCGTAGGGTATCGGCATGGCTCACTACTTCGCTTTCCTCGGATCGTAGGTGGGCAAGTTCAGTTGCGGGCGACGAACGGTCGGCGGCTTGAGTTGCCCGGCCTGTTCGAGCAACCCCATCCCAAGTTCATTGAACGAGTTGGTCAGAGCCTCGGACTCGTCAAACGAAATCGCCTGACCGAAGTTGAGTTTGCCAGACCCCTTGGCACCGCCTTCCGCCTTGCCGGCTAGGCGTTCCTTTTCCTTCTTGTAAGCATGGAGGCCGTGGAGGATTGCTGGAATGAGTGCCATTGTTACTGTCCAGTTCCAAACATGGTGCTGAAAAATCCCTTGTATTCCGGCTTGGGGCCGAGAATGTCAGTCGCCAGAGACTGAGCGTATTCGCGAATCGCCGCAGCCGGATACTTCTTCTTCATCAAATCCGGCCCCACCGCCGCCGATATCTGCCCGGCCAGTGCGTACTGCATATTGTCATAGGCGTTTGGGTCTTTCGCGAGCAAGCCGCGGTAATGCTGCGCAATGTCACCAAACAGCGGGTGGCCTGGGTGCAGGAGCGACTCTGTGTCGTTGTCAGCCGCGGCGAGTTGCGAGAGCCGCACGTTGAATCCGCGATCGAATGCACGGCGTTCTTCGGCATCAAGCATCGCCGGATCGGCGGCCTTTTCGCTTGCCATCTGAGCCATCTCCATCGCCCCTCGCGCTTGCGCCGCAAACGCAGAGATGGGCATCGTCGGGTCTTCGAGAAGAGGCGAGAGATAGTCCCTGGACGATGTCGCACGCGAAGTGTCAGCCTTCTGAAAACCATAAACCTGCGCGTTGATTTCTTGCTGGCCTGTGATGGTTCGCTCGTTCATCCTCTCTTCACGCGCGCCAGCATCATCGGCCGACCTTTTGGCCCGCCTGGAAATCTTGTTGGCCGTATCCCTGGCTTCCTTGAGAGACTTCTCGCCGGCCGCCATGCCCGTCAGCACCATGTGCTGCTTCATGTAGGTGTCACCGATCCGCATCAGCGTCTCGCGGCGGTCGTTGTCGGTCGCCTCGGTGGCAGAGCGGTACATGAGGTCGGACAGCATCTGCGCCCGGTCGGCCGGCGGTAGGTCGGGCATTTGATGGATGAGGCTGATGCTCTGGGAAAGGCTGTTCGAGCCGCCGGCCTGGGCCATCGGCCTGGCCGCCATCTGCCGCCGCTCGCGTAGGGCAGCCGAAGGGGGCGTTGTCATCCCCTTTATCATCCCCATGCCCTGGTAGGGCTGGGTTTCGTCAATAGCCTGGGGAGGGGCGGGCAGGCCCGCAGCCACCCCAGGCCCGCCAGTGGCGTTAGACGCGATCCTGGGGGCAGGGCGGGTCATCGGGTTGGGATTCGAGATATCGCCCCCCCGCTCCGCGTCCCTGGCGGCCATCTCCTCCATAGGGTCAATGACCGTAGACCGCTTCTGGGGCAGGCCAAAAACGCCGCGGACGGCATTCCTGACCGGCTGGCGGTCTTGGAGGTTGTCGAGGAACGTGAGGATCGGGCCTGCCATAGAGATTCTCCTGACCTATTTATGGGCCAAATGGCCGATTTTCTGATCGTCAGTCAGGCTGGGCCATCGGTACAACCTCGATCGACTCCATCAGTTCCGGCGTCATGTGCTGCGGGAGCCACCAGAAAATCCCGTCTGGGCCGACCATCGAGAGGATTTCGCCGTGAATCAGCCAGCGGCCGTCGGGCAACGCGACGCCCAGGCAAACGTGCCGCGGGTCGCCGTGTTCGACTTGCAACTCATGCAGTGCCACAGCGGTGGGGTATTCGTAAACCAAGGCGAGGTCTTTGCAGTCCTCGAATGCCATCGGCAGTTGCATCTCGGCGAGAGTCATCACACGTTCCTCTGGAGAGCGACCTGGAACGCTTGCATCGCGGTGTTGTAGTTCGCGGCCTGGGTCGAGTTCATGGAGAGGCCGATCGAGTAGGCACACATACGGCCCAGGAAGTAGTCGGTCGCTGCCGGCGTTGAAGAACGGTTCATCGCCATCACGAACACAGGCGACGAGTCTGGAGTGCCGACGCTTGTGGATGCCCCAGAGACTTCCACGGCACCGTTCTTGAAAAGGTCTGCCGTTGTCGTTGTCGGACTCGACCCAATCCAGAACCCTCCGGCAGTTTGGACGGCCGACACTGCACCGGCCGAGGAGGTTGAGCCGCAGCGAAACGAAACTCGATTGTTATCAACTTGGTATCCAAGAAGAAACTGGTTCGTCCCGACACCGCCTGACGTTTCAGACCCCAGAAACTCTGTGTACGCCGCTAGTGGATTCGACCGGACATACGCCGCGAGATGGCGGTTGCCGGCCGAGAGCGTGTTGGTTGGGAATCCCGTGCTGAGATACTTCCCGCTTGCCCCCTGCAATCCTCCGAGCGTGCCGGTTTCATTGTAGAACGTCGGCGAATCGAAGCCTGGGCTTCCAAGGTTCGAGTCTGCCGACAGGCCGTACTGCTGCCCGGTTCGAGTAGGCCCGCGGTATAGCGGCACAGTCATGGCGTTGATGCCAGTGCCGCATAGTAAGTTCAAACGGAAGAACAGTGGCCGCAGATTTCCGAAGCCGTCAATGGTATTACAAAAAGTATTAACTGCATCAGCCGTTGCGGCCGAGACTTCGCCTCCGTTGAGGTACACCCGTCTGATCCAATCTTGGGCATCTGGATTGCCAACGGTTGGAGCGTACCGCGTCAGCCACTTCGCTGATAAGTATTTTTCGATCAACTTGATTTCGGCGTCCGTAGGCACGCCGCGGTAGGCCAGAAACTCGTGGATAGTGCAATTGCTGGTTCCAGCAAGCGGCTTGCCGAGAGACAGGGTCGCTGATGTGGAAGTGAAGTTTCCAGCCGCTGCGCCACTGAGGGCGACTAGACCGTCGCGGCGGACTACAAGCGACGCCCCATTACGGTAGGCCGCCCACACCCGCGGGGCAGTGGAATATGGGGGAAGCGCGCCCGTCAGTCTCCCGCCCCCTGGCTCGACGGCACTACCAACATCAAATATCACGCTGCCGCCGAAGTACGAAGAAAAGAACACACGACTCACGCTATTCGCCATAGTTGGCGAACCAAAGGAAATGGCATCTGTTTGCGAGGTAGGTGAGGCAACGAAAAAGAATGCGGTCTGCGGCGAAGTGTTAGCCGTCAGGATCAACTCTCCGATGCTAATCTCGCTGCGAAGTTCGTCGGTTGCGTCGAGCGAAAGCCCAGGCTTGGTTGTTGTCGCGTCATACACCAGCGTCGGCTTGTTGGCTGTGGTGGCTTGCTTTGCGTCGTAGGTGTTGGTGGTGTATTCCTTCCACGCCCCAACCTTCTGCGACTGATCGGTAATCGAGACGGCCGGCAGCCACTTACCCCGCAAATACTTCTCCACCCGCTTGCGGTCTGTCGCGCTCAACACGCTGGGGTAGACGATGAGTTCACAAATCCATCCATCCCAAAAGTTTTGCGATGCCCCCTGGATTCTGTTCGAGCCGATCGAGGTGGTGGTAGGGCTACCAAGCGACCCGGTGGCAGCGGGCGACTGCTTCTGCGCGCTGTTCATAAACAGCGTTGGCGCACCGGCATCGACGATGCCGCAGATGACTTGAGTAAGCCGGTTGTAAGCAACTCCTTCATACGCAGCGGTAGTCTGGCCCTGCATCGCCATTTGGAAGTTGTCCACCCGAAGGGCAGGCGTGTTGTCGGCGTTATTGGCCGACGAGATGACTCCCGCATATTGCTGCGCGACCCTTTCGCCCACCACCGCGAACACCGTGACATTGGATTTCCCTATCACGTTGTTCGGACAGGTCATCCCAAGGTTGCCGGCGAATAGCAGTATGCTCTTGGTTGGAATGACCGACCCCGTGAAGGCGTATGGGATGCTGCTTGGGCCGACGGTTGTTAGCGGGCCGGAGGTGTTGTATGGCGTGAAGTTATTGCCGTTGCCGGATTTGTCCTTCCAGACGATTGCCTGAGTGGTGCCTGGGACAAACGTCATCGAGGAAGAACTGGTATCCGAGGCGTCGAGCCAGAGCGAACAGGGAAGCCCCAGGTCGAGTGGGGTTGTTACCGCACTGAGTTCGGTTGCGATGGTGTTGCGATATTTTGTGATGCCCCACTTTTCCATCAACCAAGACTCGACCCCATCGACCTCCTTGTCGCTTAGTGGCTGGTCAAGCATGATGACCTCGCCAACAGCCCCCTTCCAGTTGCGCTCGGCATCCTGGTTAAATCCTTTGAACAGACTGAACGAGTTGTTCCAGCCGGTGGTAGTGAGGTTTGGAACCGACACTACCGGCTGCCACTCGCCGTTATGCCTGACCTGCGCCGTGCCGTCGCCAGCCACGCGAAGGATATGCACCGACACGCCGAGGTCGCCCCTTTGCGTAATGCCAGCCGAAGTAGCGTTAGCGGCAGTGCCGTTGCCTAAGTAGAGATATGTGCCGTTGGAATCATTTTCCATCCGAATGCCGACGCTCGACGAGCCGGTCGTTGGATGGTCTGTGTGATACAGATTTCTGGGGGATGCAAAGGGCGATGCGCCTGTTTGAAACTCGTCATTTTGGTAAACGATGAACAGTGTTCCGCCATTAAGGGCATATCCAGTGTCTGCCCGAATGAATCCTGCACCGGTAGTTCTGGCGCAAATCCGCCCATTCATACCCGGCGTGTTCAAGTCCCAAATGACTGTTCCAGAAACAACCCCGCCGACCCCATTCCCTGACTTGTCATACACATAAGAGAAGGTTCCGCCGGGGGTTAAAGTGGAGTTTCCACCCGTCGGAACCTCGCCCTCGCTGTCAGCGACGTATCCGGCATCGCTAAAATCCCACCAAAATGCCGGCGCGGAGTTGGATAGCGAAAACGGTTCAGTGATAAAGTTGCTTGACGAGTTGGGCCACATCGTCGTCTGTTCGCTCGCGTCATATTGCAACATTCTGGTTGCAGAGCGAACCTGCGAAAGCCCGCGATTTCTGGACTTTCCTGGGCGCAGGGAGCGACGCGACTGTGGCACTGGTAACTCCTAGCCCTTTACGGTGACGCGAACAACAGCCGTCTGGCCGGCAGTGTCGGAGACGGCAGAAATACCCATCGCACCGTACAACTCGCCGGGGATTTCGTAGCAACGTCCAGCCTGGATGACGGTCGTGATGGCGGCGTTGGCCGAGTCATACAGTTTGTAGGCCGGCGACGATGGCGAGAACTTGGCCCGCCAGGAGACGGTCTGGGCGGCACCCGTTGAGGTGCTGACAACGTATAGCAAGCCGCCGGCGAACGCACCCAGGCCGTACTGGCCGGTGGTAGCCTCGTCGCTTGTAATAGTAGACTGATCGTAAAGGTCGAAGGTGCGGTCGATTGAGAGGCTCATGCCATCCCTCTGCTTTGGGTGAGAGTGCGGATTATATCGGAACTATTCGGATCGCCGATTTGATAACGCGACCGCCGGAGGTTTTCCAGGTACTGCGGCCGTGGGCCACCCTGTCCTTCCTGTTGCGGTGGCGGAATGTAACTAGGTTGATCGGCAGGCTGACCGGCTTGGGGCTGGGCCTGGGCGGGCTGTTCCTCGCCGGGCGGAAACCAAGATTCCTTCACCCAGTTTGCGGCAGACGGCCCGTATCCCCTCACAAGGCGAGCGACTAATGACGGGGCATACACGCCACCGGCACCGAGGATGGCGGTAGCACCGACCTCCCTGGCGACGGGCCATGCGTAGTCTTTCAGCAACTTGCCGGGCCGCATGGCAACCCCCATGCGCTTCAGAAGCGCAGACGGGGCGTAGGATTTTCCTGGGGGAGCCGGGGCGGCGTCCTTCTTCGGCTCGATCGGAGAATCGCCTTCCGCACCCTGTGCCTTCTTGGCCGCCGCCGCAGCATCCGCGGCTGCCTTCTGCCGGGCAACCTCATCCGGCAACGGCGAGGAACCCCCAGCGTCAACGTAGTCGATGTCGTTCGGTTGCAGGGTCGATGGGCGCGGGTCAACTTCGTAAAGCGTGTCAGTGCCATCGCGGCCAAGCAAGTCTGGCTGGGCAGTGCGATTGAGTAGACCCTTCTCTCCGAGTTGCTGCGGGGTTCCGCCGCGGTACTCTGGCTTCATGCCGATTGTCGAGGCCCACGGGTTTTGGTTGGGGGGAATGACAGGGAAGTCGCCGCCCAACTGGGCCTCGTCCGCAAGACGAACATCTGGCAGGCCGGCAGTGTCGAACCCCATAGCGCGGCCAGTGATTGGGGCGGGAATGTTTCCAAGGCTCGCCGCGCGCTCGGCGACCAAGAGGTCGCGGAGCGACCTCATTTGCTCCGGTGTTAGCCGGGGCTGGTCGAAGTAGTAACTCCTCACCTTTAGTTCGTCTGTCGGCTTGGCATATCCGTAGCCCGTCGCCCCCTCTGGGCCGGTCTGCGGAAAGCGGTAGCCTGGGCCTCTGGTCGGTGGCACTTCTGCGCCGAGAGCCTTGGCAATCGCAGCGTTGATCGTCTGGGGGGTCGCCGCGCCGCCTGGGTCGAGCGTGACGCCTGACAGGTACGACGGATTGGTTCCTTCCAACTCCTGCGCTCGGCGAGTAGCCTCCGCGGCCTGGGCCAGAGCCGCAGCCCGCTCTTGATCGAGAGTCAGGTCGGGGATTTTTCGAGACTTTGCCATCTTGTTATCCGATCAGTGAAGCGAGTAGTCGGTTCGGCATGGCACTCGCCATGTATTTCGGCAGTGCCATCGGATCGGCAAACCCAAGATCGTTTTGACCGGGCAAGGTGCGGCTTCGCAGTGCCTTGTCGATCGACTCCTTGAGTTGCTGTTGCGTTGGGCCGGCTGGCCGCGGCGGTGCTGCCGACGGCATCGGGGCGGGGGCTTGGCGAGTCAGGTCGCCGCCCTCTTGCTGCAACAGCGCACGGCCGGCTGGATTGCGGTCATAGGTTTGCATCGGCGGGGCTTGGCGAGTTGCGAGTTTCGCCTGCATCGCCTTTTCAACCTGGGGCAAGAGAATCTGATATGCCGCCTCGCGGAGATGCGGGCTTTCGGCAAGGAACTGATTCTGGTTGATGATCGTGCGAAGGGCTTGCTCGGCATTCCAATCGCCGTACCCAATCGAGCCATCCGGCATAACCTGTTGAATCAGTGAGTCGAGCCACGACGCCGTCTCATCGGTGCCGCCAGCCATTCGGTCGATGTTCGGCAGCCCGCCCATGCGCTTTGCCTGGACGTTCGAGAGGTCGCCGCGAGACGAATCCATCAGAGCCGAAAGGCCAGTGTCGCCGAAGGCGCGTCGGAACAACTCTTCCTGGTTCTTGACAATCTCCGGCTTCATCTGCAATGCCGCAGTGATGTCGGCTTGCTGGGGAGTCTCCAACTGGATTTGGTCTGGGCTGTAAACCTTTTCCCCAAGGAGCGGGCCAAGAACAGGCTCCAGCCCCTTCGCTCGAATCGTGCGGTATTGCGACCGCAGTTCCTGGCCTACCGTGCCTGGATCGACACGCTCCTCCGGCCGGTAGTCCTTGGCGGCGTCGCTGCCGATGAAATCAGACAACCGACTACCGGCCGGGGCTTGGCTTCGATCGAGGTACACGCCTTCACCTGGGGAGTACGGCATTAGTGCCGCGTCGCCCAGTTGTGCGTCATACAAATCCTGCGGGTCGATTCCCTCGCCAATCAGATTGGCAAGAATCCCGCGTTGCGTCTGGCCTCGCTCGGTCTGCATATACGGCCGCCGGCCTTCCAGGCCACCGCGTTCGATGTATTCGGCCTCGTCGCCACGAATGTCCATCGCGGTCGCACGACCGGCTCGAAGTGCTTGGTCGCCTTCGGCCGACACACGATCCATGAATGGAAGGTTGATCTGGCCGCCCTGGTTGAAGTCAACGATGGCATCGCGATCGTAGAACTTGGCAACGTCAGCCTGCCGCTCGGGGGCGACGAAGGCGAGAATGTGGGCCTTCTGGTCTGGCGACTGAGACTTGAACGCCTTCTGGTACGCGCTCGCGGCCTCGGCCATGCGCGTGCGCATTTCTGGGTCTGCCTCTTTGGGCAGTTCGTCCATCATCGAGGTCATCGCGTCGGCCAGACTCTTGAACGTCGCTACCTTGGCCGGGTCTTTCCGATTGGACGCCATCGTCCTGCGAAGGTCATCCTCTACCGTCTGGAAGTCCTCGATGAACCGGTTCTCTGGGTTCGGGTCGGGTTCCGGCAGCGCGTCATACTCAGTGAGGTTGCGACCGCTGCCGGCCTTCCCTTGCTCGCGAGCCTGGAAAAGTTGGTCTGCGAAACTGCCGCGGCCGGCAGGGGCATCGCCCACGCCGCCCTTGAGTTTTCCGGCAGATGGTGGTCGCTTACGACTTTTTGCCATTCTTCACGATCCTCTTGGGCAACTTCGCCTTGGGAGTCTTGGTCGGAATCTTGACGCCACGGGGGAGGTCTTCGTTTGTGACTGCGGGGGTTGGCGGCATCTCGCCGCTACTCATGCCAACCTTGACCTCGTTCTCCGACTCTTCGTACATACTGCAATCGCAGTCCTCTTCACCGCAGTCAGGGCATTTGCCCATCGCCTGCTTCATGGCGGCACGCTTGCCGACGGGGGCAGAGTTGATCTTCTGTTGACGAATGGCGTCCCTCGAAACCTTGTTCATTTCGGAGGACGGCAGGAACGAGAGTTCGATTCGGAATGACATTAGAGGATTCCCAAGAGGTTGCCGAGAAAGTTGCTTTTCTGTTGCTGACGCTGGGCGAACTTTTCCGCCCGAATCTTGCGCGATTGGAGGTTCGCCTCGATCGCGTCATTCACTCGCGAGATATCGAACTTCTGTTGCGTCGAATCACGGTCGAGGAGTAACGAGCGAAGCGTCTTCTGTTCCTCGGCTGCGTTTTTCTGATAGAGAAATCGCGCCTCTGGGCGATCGGCGAGAGCCGCAAGGTCGCTCTTGGTCGCGGCGTCATACTGATCCTGAGACTCGCGATCCGCCTTCATGCCGGCGTTGTAGAGCGACAACTTGCTTCCCGCCCCGATGCCGCGGCCTTGCGTGCGGTAGGCACGGTCATTGCCAAGCAGGCCGCCAAGAGCGCGAGCCTCGTTGCGAGGACGGTAGAGACTCTCGCCGGTGGCATAGACCGGGCCGCTATACGTTGTCTGGAGCGTGCCTTCGGCGAACATTGTTACCTACCAAGAAGGCTTGACATTAGGCCGCTGCCACCACCAAAACCGCCAAACGGCCGCGCGCCACCGGCAAGAGCCTCACCAAAGAGCGGGGCGGCCCGCATTAGATTGCCCTGGCCGAAGATGGCACCAACGACGCTGCCAAGGACGTTCTGCCCCGCTTGCTGGCGAGCCTGCGATCGGTAGTTGTCGAGGGCCGCCGTACCCTGCCGCATTGCCTGGGCTTGCTGACGGCCAGCCTCGACCCTGTCTAGTTCCATCTTCTTGGCCGCGTTGCCGTAGGCTTGCTGGTACAGCAAGTCCTCGCTCCTGGCCTGTTCTGTCTGCGACTGAAACTTCCGGCGGTACTGATCCAGGGTCGATGCGGCCTTGTTCCGGCCCATATCCGCAGTCGCTCGGGAGAAGGCGGCCCGGCTGTTTCCGGCCGCACCGTCGCCACCCATGTAGGTCTGTGGCCGTCCCATGACCACTTTTCTGGCCTGCGACCCGGTAAACGGCGACTTAGTTTCAATCAGTGACTCGAACATAACACCCTATTTATTGGCTGGATTGTGGAGTTTCGGGCAATCAGTCGATGCCGCCGGTTCCTACGGGGTAAATCGCGCCAGCCCCAGTAGTAAAGTAAAAGCCGGAAATCGCTAGGCTGGAGTTTTGCTGGGCATTACCAAAGTTCATGGCGGTTCCATCTAAGGCACGAAGGTTTATCTGCGGGTTCGAGAAAGAGTTTTGAATACAAACTCCACCATTCGGGAAGTTTGTAATCCACCCAGACTGCACGCCGACAGTGACAGGAAACCTGTAAAACCCATTGGCTCCAGAAATGACTAGCGGCAGCGTCATCCGCAGTAACTCCGTCGCCGGTGTTATGCCCCCGGGAAACGTAGGTGTGGCAGAGAGCGTCAGTTCGGCGTAAAAAAACAAGAGTTGGCCGATGCGAAAGTATTTCCCGATGCGTTTCGAGTAGGAGATGGTCATCGGGCCGTTGGCAGAAGTGAACGACGGGTTCCAATCCTGCCACCCGTCAAACGCTCCATTGGTAACGGCGTCCGCTTCGGCGAAGGCAGTAATCTGCCTTGAGTTTCCGCTGTTGAGGGCCACCGTCATGGTCGCGAGATTTCGCAGTCCATGAACCAGTTCGGTGCCGTTCTCCGTTTCGCGAAACTCCGATGCTAAGTAGCGAGGGACTTCCGGCGTCGCAATGAACGGAACGGACTCGATCGACTTCGTGGAGGGGTCGAGCCGCAGATGCCTGCCGCCCGTGTCTCGCCGAAGGTCGAGGCTGACCTCGGAGATGTTCGAGTTGCGTTCGACTATGTTCTTGACGGTGATGTAGTCGGAGCCTCGCACGGCCGGCTGGGCGAGCGGCGGCGTTGGCGAAACCGGCTGGCTATCCTTGTAGGGGTGGTCGCCCGGCCCGCCAGCGTAGGCATTGACGTTGCCGGAAAGCCTCTTCTGGAACGGCTCGGCTGGCGTGTAGTCCAGGTTCGTGAGTTGATACCGCCGCGTGTCTGGCGTGATAAGCCGGAGTTGCTCGGCCGGCGTGGAGTCAACTCGATCGTTGCCGCTCGAAAACTGCGGGCTGGATGCGTTTGCCAGCGCGTTGGCGATGATCGACGCCGCGGCCGGGGAAATGCCGCCCTCGATGAGCGACGATACCAAGTCGCCGCTATTGGCTGCCATCAGCGACCCCCTTGACCTCAACGGCGTATAGCAGAGTCGCCGATGGCGTCGGGTCGCCATCGTTTGCCGGCACGGCGTCGCAGGCTAGTTCGATTGCGATGTGCTTGTCGGAAGATGCCATATCCGAAAGCGATCGGCCGGCGAACCTAGCGACGGCGAGGCCGGTCGCGAATCCGCCGGGCAACTGGGCGGAAGCCATATCGAGCGTCGTGCGTGCGCCTGGAGTCTTGTGGATAAATCCCGTACCCCTGTCTCGCTGCATCGCGTTGTTGCGAGCATTCGCGGAGTTGTTGAAATACTCGCGAAGCACCAGGGTGGTGCTGGTTTCAGTGGGGCGGTAAGTCACGGTGACAGAGCGGTCAATCTGGGCGTCGCCGCCCCTAGTGTTGTCATCGACCAGCGGCATCGGCCCGGTGCGCATGTTCCACGGCACCGTCGTGCGAGCCAGGATCGGAAGTTCCGTATTGGCATCCACGCCTGTGCTTGGCGGCCTCGCGTATGCCGTTGCCGCCGCCCCAGCACCGCCGCCGCCAGTGATGGTCAGCCCGAATGCTTCGTTGAATGTGCCGTCATCGCTTGTCGTGCCGTAGTTCCATCCGCCTCGAAGGATAATGACATCAACGAGTTTGCCGTCCTGCACCACCCCGCGAAACCGTGCGCCAGACCCACTGCCGCCAGAGGAAGCAGTGTTGGTCGCAATAGACGGCGGTGTCGTGTACCCGCTTCCTGGGTTCGTGATGGTGACGCTTGCGGCGTCGCGGTAAGCAACGTCGGTCAGCCCGCTGAACTGATACACGTTGCCATCAAATGCACCGTAGATGGTTTCGGTGGTGCTTGTTGCCGGCGACTTGTAGTCGCAAGAACAAGTGAGGGAGTTGGGCCACGACTCTGTCCACCAAGCCTTGTTCGTGATGTGATAGCACAGTGTTACATTCGGGTAGCCAACTGCCGACCCGGTCATGGCGAAGAAACGCAAGATCGCGGTCTTCGGGTCGATGCGTAGGTGCAGCATATTCGGGTTGCCAAGCCATATCCTGCCTTCGTCAAACCAATCCCGCACTGGCTCGCTCAACGACTCGACATCGCCGTTCTTCGTCACCCGGTATACGCCACGCTCGTCGGCGGCATAAATCTGATCGTCAAAAATATCCCAACACGATTGACTAAGGCACCCGCGGTGAGAAGCCAGCGTGACAACGGCATCCACCGATGGGTCGGTGTTGAAGTTGATGGTGTAGGAGTGTGCCGTCTGCATCGCGATCAGCACAGACCCGAATGGAATCAGTGCCGTGACATAATCGGTGGTACGGAGATTCCCCTGGATGGGCAACTCGTTCGTGTCTGGGCAAGACTCGAACTCGTCATACTCTGAGAAGAAGACGGTGTTTTGGTCTTTGCCGCTTGTCGAAACGCCGTACCAGAGACGATCCTGCCAAGCCACCGCCACGGCCATATCGTTTCGAGCGGTTCCAAATCGGTAGGCATTGAGGCCGCCGTTCGGAAGCACCACCGGCAACGATGCGTATGCGGGCCGGTCGGGGTCGAACAGTTCCTCGTCCGATATGCCGTCAGTGCCGTAAATCACGATCGAGCCGTTTTCGACGCGGCCGTACATATCGAGACGGTAGAAGACCAGAGACTGATCCGCTGACGTTCGGAAAAACTCCACGAACTGCGCTCGATCGGGTGGCGTCACTCCAGAGAGCGACCAGACCAACTGGGATGCACGGCCGCTTCCGTTCGCGTCGGCATCAACGTCAACGATGGGAGAGAAGTCCGAGTAGGTGATTCGCTTCGTCATATCGCGAACTCGAACCGGGCCAGTGCCGGTTTGGTTCGCCGGCGTCGCGAGCGTGACTTGGTTGCCGGATATGGAGACGATTTTGACAAGGTGGTCGATGGACGATTCGCCGAATCGAAGTTGATTTGCCAACGCCAGATTTGAAGCCGCAATCGCGGGATTGCCAGCCGAGATGGTGATGCTTGGCCCGAAGGTGAGGGAGGCAGCATTCGCCACCGTGGCCTGCGCCGTGAGGGTTAGCGTGTTTGCGGCGATCGCCTGCACAATCGTGTTGTCGGGAATGCCGGTTCCTCGCACAGACATTCCAACTTGAATGCCGGTGTTTGACGCGACCGTCAGGGTCGTGGTGTTGGTAGTGGCCGCCGCGGCCGTCGTTGTCGCTGGCTGAATAAGGCTGGCGACGAATCGGCCGCCGGCACCTAATGTTCCTGACGGGAAGTCGGTGATTGACGTTCCGACAGAGATGCCATCAAGCGTCGGCACGTTGATGAGCGTCTGGTTCGCGAGTGACGTTACGAACAGATTGAATGGGGCGTTGCCTCTCCAGGTCAACTGCATCCCAGGCTTAATCTTGGCAAGGTATGTCGCGGTGTTTGCCGAGTCCACGAACGAAAGCGTTGCGGTGGTCGAGCCTCGAACCGTCGTGATGTTGGCTGGAACGATCGCCGTTTCGCTGTAGTCCGCGAGCCGGTAGGCACACCTATATTTCCCGCGCATGGTGCCGCGGAGGATCGGCATCAACTTCGCCGGCTGAACGTCGGTGTAGAGAGACGTTGAGCCGCTGAAACCGTCGCCACCGTCGATGATGGCGAGGCTCTTGATTTTGCCACCCTCTTGCGTGGACTGAACCTTCAACCCATATCCGCCACCACCGCGGAACAGGATCGTCGGTTCACGGTGGTAGTTCTGGCCGCCGCTAATAAGTTCGAGAGTGCCGATGGTTTTTTGCGGACTTGCCGGCACGATTACTTCGGTGGCGAAGTCGTAGCGTCGCTGATCGTTTGCACCACTTGTCCAACTTGCCGGATTGGATGCGGCAGCCGAGACGCTTCTCGTCGGGAAATAGACTTGCGACATCTGGTTGGCAGCCGTCCACCCAGACCCAAACACGGTTACGGTCGGCGGGCCGAAAATCGTGCCGGGAGTCAAGAAGGCGGCGGCACTACCAGCGGTGTCTGCGGCATTGGCTTGGAAGTAGAAATCGGTGTAGGTCGAGCCGAATGACGAGCGACGCGAGCCGCCGCCGTAGTTCCGGTATTTCTGCGACTCTGCCGGGCCTGACGCAGTCCATGCGGTCGATCGCCCGATTTCCTCAATCTGGTAATCGTATGCGTTGTATTGCTCGAAGCGGATGGCGAACGCCGTGCCGGCCTCCATCTGCGAACCAGGGTTGACCATCTGGCACGTTAGGGAGGCGAGGTTAACAGTTGGGTCGAGAGGCGATGCTCGGAAGTCTGTGATTGGCCGCGGTGTCAAAAAGCCAACGGCGAATCCCTCCGCGTACCACCGCGTATAGGTGTCCTGGTTATTGCTATGGAGCGACTCGAAGTTTCCGCTTGCGGTGGCGAGGCGGTCTTGCCCGCTATGGGGAGGCCACCTTTTGTTGTAGTCGTTCTGGTTAGATGCTGGTGCGGTGTTATTGACGAGCCAGGTGTCTGGGCAATAGGACAAATACACGCGGACGGTCGGAAACACCGTCTTGTTGGACTGCGAATACGATGAGCCGTCATCCTTTTTCGTGGGACGAAGCGGAACGTCGATGTACGGGTACTTCACGTTGCTGACGGTGACGAACTGAACGGGAGACGAGAATGTCTGCCAGTTCGCTTCATTCGCCATCGAGGCGGCATTGCATGGGCCGATCAGCATCTTGTAAGAGACGCTGGAGTAGTCGGGGAAGTAATACGCTCCCCAGTTCTGGATGGTCTTGTTGTTGCCCAGCCAATCGTCAGGCGTAATACCCTTGATCCTGACTTGGCTCTTTGCAAAACGCCATGTGTTGGGGCTGAATCCCAGACCCCAAAAAGCATCTTTATTCGCAGTACCCCAATAAGTAAACCGGCCGGCGATGCCATCATCCGCTGGCGATGCCGTGTTGGAGTAGTACGATCCTGCCCCACCAGTACCGGAGGTATCCCAGTTCACCCGCTTCGACTGATAATAAGCCGCCGCCCCAGACAGGGTCGTTGACACACGGTTGTCGGGAGTCTGGAACGACGCCCAGGATGGATATGCGGCCCCCACCTTGTACGCCGACGAGGCCGCGGAAAACTCGATCTTGGCGTATGCGTCTTTCCCAGCGGCTGGAGCAACCGCCGTTAGCGGGACGAGGGCAGTGTATCTACCGGTGACTTCGTTGAAGGTAGTCAACGCCCTCTTAACGTCGCCACCAATAGCCTCACGGTACGCAATGGTGACACTGCCGCTTGCCGACACGCCGTACTGGTGCGTTGTGGTGAGCGTGCCGTTAGTGATTGTCGCGCCAGACCCAGCGTTGTAGGTCGTGGGAGCGGTTGATTCCTTGTAGCCATAGACCGCAGGGTCAACCACAACCGTGCCGACGGCGAAGAAGCCCGTCCCGATTTGTTCGTTGCTGACCGTGAGGGTTGGCACCGATCGGAAGTTCGAGCCACCGTCAACAACGTCGATGGCGACGATCGCCCCGGCTTGCACCACTGCCCGCAGGGAAGCGTTGCGGTCGGGATTGCCATCGCTCACCGTGATGACCGGAGGGGTGTAGTAGGACGTTCCGCTGCTAAGAACGTCTACCCGCTCGATGAACCACCCGTCACCAACTGGAGACACAGACGGTGCGACAGTCGGGGCCGGCATCCCGAAGTCAATCGACTTGTCGCTGATTTCGTAGCGGAACGTCTGCGGCGTGATGCCGCCGCCGAAGAAGGCGTAGATATGCCCAAACCGATCCTGGCAGATGGACGGGCGAGTCTCTTTCGTGCCTGCCGTCTTGAAAATCTCGCTGTTTGACCAGGACGAGCCGGAGTAGGTGAGGTGTTCGAGAGTCACATACTGATTCGTGGAAGCACCGTCGCCGAAGGTGAGGCGACACGAAATGAGGCGATCGTTGGCACTCTTGCCGTCCGTTGCCCGGTAGAGCGACAGCATCGCCCCGGCAGTGCCTTGGTAGACCAGGGACATTCCAGGCCGTGGGGTCAACTGCCCAGGCTTTCGCACCTGGAGGTTGTTCTGATCGACGGCACCACCGGGAGGAACCGAATACGGCGAGGCTGCCGTGACTAAGCCAACCCACTTCTCAATGTTCATAGGGTGTCCGGTAGTTGTGCAGACTTCCAGCCCATAGAGCGGAAGGTCGGGAAGTCGAGATGCCGCGGGCGGCCAGACATTGGCGAGACAACGTCGGCTTCCATCGCCAATCGCAAATCACGGTTGAAGAGAGCGACGGCGTCCTTCGCACTGCGGCCGGCCAACCTGGCGTACCACATTTCCGCCGCGGACAGGATTGCCGTATACATCTGCGGCGAACAGTCGATGAGGTCAGAAATGGCGTACTTGACGCCTGCCACTGTGGTGCCGGAGTCGGCAAGCGTCAGGGCGTTCGTGGCAGACCGGGCTGCGATGAGCCGCTCTTGCTGGTACGCCGTCAGCGATCCGAGGGGGTCGGCATCGGCGGTGGCTGACCCAAATCGAATCACGCTACCAACGCATTGAGTCGGGAAGTCGGTGCCTGTTCCTGTGACTGCGGTGCCGTTTACGGACACAGTCCCTTGGCGGCAAATCTGCTCATAGCCCATCAGCCGAATGTCTGACGGCCGATAGCGGTAGGTGTAGTGCAGCACCGTGCCACCGATCGGAACGCCAACGAATCGAATCTGGTAGCGATCTGGTGCAGTATCTGACCGCATTATGGTGTAGTAGTACGGCTCTCCCGCCCCCCGCGTGTTGATTTCCAGCCGCTGCCACTCCTGCGGCGACAGGAAGCAGTGCAGCGTGCCAACGACATTGCTGACCAGCGCGTCGATGTCCTTGAGTTCCAGCGGCAAATCGTAGAACGTCTGGCACCTGACCGTCACTGGCGTGGCTGCCGCCTTCGAGGTCGAGGCGGGGCGATCCACCGTGATGACGTTGCCGGCCTTCGAGACAACCCGAATAGCAAGGTCGAAGTAGCCGGGGTCAACGTAGACGAGCCGCCCAACCTCGAACCCCGTGGCGTTTGCAACCGTGATGGTGTATTGCCCGGCGACAATCCCCGTTGAGGTAACGGTGGTTGTAACCTCGTTGGTCGTGATGCTTCCCGTCTTGGTGTGCCAGAGCCAATCGCGAACCTGGAGTACCTCGCGGACGCCGTGGAGGACGGCACCGCGGATGGCGTGATGCTCGCCGTCCTGCGCGCCGCCGCCCGTGGTGGTCAATAGGTGGTAAACAACGTCTTGGGCGCAGAACATTTACTTGCTCGTTCGTTTCCAGGTTGGGGCGTATTTGTCGATGACGAGTTCTCGAATCTCGCCAGCCTTTTTGCCGGGGTGACGCTTTCGCTCAATAGCCGAGAGCCTCTTCATCGCCTGCGCTCCGATCGGCACTGACGGGGTCGGCGGCAACTCCACCCGCTTGTGCGTGACGGCTCCAGTGACGTTGAGATTTCGCTCTGCGGCCACCTTTTTTATGTCCGCGGCCGAGTCGATCCAGGCAGCCGGATCGCGGTGCGCCCGCCCGTCCGCGAGGCTCGAACAGTAATACTTCCCGCTAATCGAGATTCCGGCGGCCTTTGCTTCCCTGACGATCCTTGACGCCATATCTGGTGCCATGTCGTTCAGCCACTCCCCGTTGTAACGCCGCTCCATCAGCGTCCGGTCGGTTCCGCGCAGACCTGGGGGCTGTTGCAGCACCACCATTGCGGCCCACTTTTCCCCGTACTCCGATGACAATCTCTCGAACGTGGCAACCGCTTCGGCTCCCAGGATTCGGATTTCGCTTGGCACGACGCTCATATTTCACCAAGTAGTCAACGGCCTTGGAAAGTTCTTTCAGCGAGTCGCCAAATATTGCAAGGCCGTAGTTGCAACGTCGGCACAGCCACCCGCGAATGTTATTACTGGCGTGGCAATGATCGACGCACTGCCCAGGCTGGCCGCATATCTGGCAAAGGCCGCCGCAATCATGTTGAAGTTTCTCCCATTGCCGGGTGGTCAGTCGGTATCGCGTCCAGAGGTTTGATCGCCGCTTACTCTCGGACTTGCTCACCCGGCTAACTCCGGCGGTAGTTGTTCAACCTCCCCCACCGGCGCGTCCTGGCCCGGCTCTGCGGGAGGGGTGGGCAGACCGGGCGGCGCGGCCGGCGGGGGAGGGATGAGGTAGGGGTCGGCATTGATATCGAGCGAAGTAGCCCAATCAGAGATGAGGCTATTGAAGGGCTGGACAAGTCCGCTCGAAGCCAGCGGTGCAAGGATCGGGGCGAGCGTCTGCACGGCGAGTGTCATTTGCTCGACGCGGCTTGCCTTGTTGGGTTTCCTCGCGCTGCCAGCCTCGACGCGGAATAAGAAGTCGCGGGAGAGGGATGCGAGGTCGCGTTTCGCAACGTGCCTTTCCCATGCAATGGCACCCATCGGCCCAAGAATGCTGGCAACGTCACCAGATTCGAGCAACCAGCGGGCGGCGAGAGCCTCGCGACGCGACAGAGCGGACATAGCATTTTCCAACTCGTTCGCCATGTTGTCGGGTCTGATACTCACGTTCTCCTGCTTGATCGTCGCCTCGGCGGCCGATCGGAACATGGAACGTGTGTAGCCCTGCACCAACTCTGTCAGGCCGGTGCGAATCGCGAACTGTTCGGCCACCGCGGTGAGAATGTCCCACAAGTCTTTCGTGACTTCCGGCATTCTGAAAACGCTAATAACGTCCTCAATCCGCCGGCCTAGCAGTTCCGCCAACTCGACTACCTTGAATCCTCCCTCACTGGGCGCGAGGAGTTGATCCTTGAGTTCCTGGTCGGCGGCCTTCTGTACGGCGAGGATGGTTTCGCACGAAGTCGCAACGCGGCTGGCGAGGAAACTCATTCCCCAGTTCAGCATTCGCAACTCCCCGATTGCGGGTTTGATATGGCTGATCGGCCATGCGTAACCGGGTTTGGTATGGAATGCCAGCGGGGTGAAAGGCCAGCCGTTCGGTTCAACGTAGTACGGAACGGGCCATGCCGTCCGTACCAGGAGACTCTGGGGCAGCCCGGTCTGCGGATCGACCTCTTCCTCCATTACAGCGGGAGGCATATTCAAGGGGTACTCGACCCCTTCGCAGATGACGAGGTAAACGTATTTACCAACCGCGTCAAAAATCCCCTTCGACTCTTTCGGGGCGTCCTTGAATCGGTCGCCCAACCCACACTTCGACCACACTTTGTAATAGGTGACTAGCCGCTGGGTCTGGCCGGGCTTGCGCTTGTTCGTCCGCGGCTCGTTGTCAGCCTTGATTTCGGCGTTGCCGTCCAGGTGCTTTTCCAGGTCGCCCTCTGGAATCTGAAACTGAGCGGCAACCTCTTCGAGCGGGCGAATGCAGCGGCGAGCGCACCACTGCATATCGTCCATGTTGTCGAAGTCGGGGTCGATTAGTAAGTTGTCAACCGTATCGTAAAACGAGCCTACAACCCGCACCGGTTCGCCTGGGGCATCGAGCGTAACGAGTTCAGTCCAGAGCGTACCCATCCCCTTCATCAACGCCTCGTCAACCATCTTGCGAGACTGACGCTTCAAGTCCAGGTGGTCGGGCGTGAAGTTGAGGTAGGCTTCGATCAACTGCCGCGAGATTTCGCGGCTCATCCGTCCCTCGGCGTCTTGCTGGGCGAGAGCCATCAGTTCTTGCTGCTCTGGCCCCATCATCGACATATCCTGCGGAAGCCCATACGCTTCGGCAGGGAGGTCTGGCTGTTGAGTCAGTGTTACAGTGCGAACCGGATTCCTGTGATAAATGACACTTCCAAAGGTGTCGATGAGTTCAAACACCTTGTTAACCTGCATTCTGAATGCGGGCGGCGCAATGCTGGTGTTGTAACCCTTCTCACCCCTGGAGTAAGAGTTCGACCACATGGAGTTGTGGTCGGAATCGTAGAACATCGCAGCCTCTTTGCCGTCATCGGCAAATGGCTTCTTATATTTCAGCGCAGCCTCGAACTTCTTAGTCCAGGTGCGAACGAGTTGCCGGAGAGGGTTACTTTCCGGCAGGCTTGGCGTTCTGGTTTCCATGCTTCGCTAGTTCTTGGAGTTGCTTCGTGATAGGGGCGTAATCCCAGCAACCAAACTCATGCCAGCCGGGGTTTTCGAGAAGGGCAGGATCGTCCTTGTGGTGGACGCTGGTTTTGTAAACGAACCCACCCAGCGAAAACGCGAGAAGGTTAATCGCAGACTCGCCACGATCGTCCTGCACCCACCCCAGCACCGGAGTGGAGAAGTTGCTGATATCGTGCGAGAAAAGTACCAAGTCGCCTGGGCGGGGTTTCGGCATTACAAAATCTGGCATTAGTTGATTCCTCCTTGTGGGCCTAGATTAACATAAGCCCGGCCATCCTCACCTAGTCGCTTTTTCCGTTTTTCCATCCATTTGATCCACCAAGGATCGACTTGGTCGCGGATGGGCGGCTTGTGATAAGAGGGGCGGTATGCCGCGAGGTATTCGAGGCACTGGCAAGCATGGACTTCACCGCGGGTATTGGGCTTGTCGGTAACAACCGCCACGCCGCTGATGTAGTTGGTGATTTTGCGATACCGCTTGATTTCCCTCTCCAGGTCGGTCGCAGCCCCGCGGAGGATGCGGATCGTCGGCGTCCCGCTTGGGCGGATATGGAGAGCCGTCCTGGTGGCTTCACAGCGGGCGATGATGTCATCGCAGCCGGCCAGGAATGACGATCCAGTGACTTCGGATCGCACCTTCCACTTCGTCAGTTGCTCGGTGTATTGCTCCACTGGCAGCCGGCCGGAGCCGATGTCGCGGAGCCGGCCACCGTGGGCGTCGATCAAGAATGCGTAGAAGTGGTCATTGCCCACCTTCTTGGCGAACTGCTCGCCAAATATCACGGCGTTGGCTTGCCGCAGATATAGCGAGTCATAGACCAACCAGAAGTCGCCCTCTGGAGGAACAGCCAGGAAGAGGCAGGCCGTGACGGCGTGGCCTGGGTCGATGACGGCGTAGCGGCACCAATCGGGAGGAACCTGACCGCCCGGCAAATCGGCCCGGTCAAACCCGTGGATCGCCATATCGAAGTTGGGGTAGACCAGCACCGAATCCACGGTGAAGTCGCCCTCGCTCCGCATTCGCAATACATCGTCACCCGATGCCGCCCATCGAGCGATGGAGAGGGCCTTCTCTTCGGGATTCAGATAAGGGTTATCCAAAAAGCGCAGGCGGAACAGACGAATCGAAGACCTGTCACCTAGTTCCGCCTCGCAAGCATCAGCCCGTTCTTTCAGCGATAGTAAGGCATTGTTGGTCGAATGCGGCATAGCCGACCACCGAAAGCGGCCCCGGCGGTCAACGATTCTCGCTTGTAGTTCGCCGATCCAACGCTCATCCTCCAAGTCCTCGTCCACATGGGCGACGTTACATTGGTAGCCCTGGACAGGTTCTGATTCGGACGAGAAGAAATGTATCTCCCACCCGTTGGTCAATGTAATCTTCTGGCAGTAGCCGGCACTCTTGAGTAGCCAACTGACTTTCTTGACGAACCGCGGCGGAATGAGCGGCGGGGCGGGGCGGGCATCCGCGAGGCGATCCTTGTCGAGAATAGGATCGAAGGCCCGCCACTCTTGCGTCTCGGCGTCCTTGATGATCTTGAACGCCCCTTCTTTCATCAGAAGCGGGTAGCAGACCAAACCTAGATGCTTCCAATCTTTTCCAACAATAACAAGGATGCCGTTTTCCTTGGGGTATTTGTTATATGGGTCTTGCCCAGTTACCGCCCTCGCATCCTCAACAAAAGTGCAGAGGCTCTTGCCAGACCGATTCCCACCGATGACCAGGACTTCACTCGCCGTGCAGGCGTGGAACGCTTCCTGGTTCGGGTTGGGCCGGTAGAGTTTCAGAGCCTCGACCTTCCGCTCCCGCAACTCGTTCTGGAGGGATTTCAGTTCCTCCCTCTGGAACTGGGTCAGTTGCGGGCTGCCCGCCGGAATCGGTATCACCGGCGGTTTCAAGCCGGGGT